AATTTTTATGTCTCTTATGCCCAGTCCTCTTTCAACTGAGGTCGATTTCAACTCATTCACAGCAAAAAGGGAAGGTGACGTAAACAACTTTGATCTAGCGCCACTTAAACCCAGTCGCTTGATTTTTGCCAGTGAAAGCCTAAAAAGCCAGTCGCTGAATCCTGCCAAGATCAAACAACTGACGGGAGGCGACAGGATACGAGCTTGTTTTAAGCACAAGAACTTTTTTGAGTACAGACCTCAGTTTAAGGTCTGGATGCTTTCAAACTGGCCTGTGAATGGAGACCCTGAGGATGATGCTTTGTGGGGCCGTGTTCGGGTGATTGAGTTTCCCAATAGTTTTCTAGGCAAGGAAGACAAATCTAAGAAAGAGAGGCTTAGGGACCCAGAAGCTCTAGAAGGTATTCTAGCCTGGGTTATAGAAGGGGCTATAGCGTGGTATGCATTAGGATCATCAGGATTGACTACTCCTGACGTTATAGCAACAACTACTAAGAAACAGCGTGAAGAGCTAGACTATGTACAGCAGTGGCTAGACGAATGTTGTGAAGAGAACGAAGGGTACTGGACATCGAATGAGGACGTTAGCAAAAGCTATGCTGCATGGTGTAAGGGAAATAACGTGCAATTCCCCAAGGGTCCGAAAGCTCTAGCTCAGAGTCTGCAAGCCAAAGGTTTTATCACCGGTGTGCAAAAAAAAGTTGAGGGTAAAAACAAAAAGGGTGTAAACGGGCTCTACATCTACCCTGAGAGTCATGAAGAATTTGGAGGTAACGGGTAACGATCCGTAACGTGAGTCCAGGGTTTTTCGCTTTATATATTTTATACGCGAGATCTTATAGGAATGAAACGTTACAAACGTTACCCGTTACCATGAAAAAAGGATAATAAGATGGCATTCATTTGTGGACTGGTAGACCCAAGGACTGATGAAGTTAGGTATATTGGACAGACAAAATATCAGTACAGACGCTATGAGCAACACATTAAGAACTTGGACAAGAAAAATGTAGAAAAACAAGAATGGATAGCAGAACTCAAAGGTGTTGGACTGCTTCCGACGCGCGTCATTCTAGAGAGTGATGTTGAGTGGGAGAAAAGGTTTGAACGTGAGAAGTACTGGATACGTCATTATCGGGAACAAGGTTTATCGCTAACAAATTTGTAGCAAATCATATAGTCAATGACTATAGTAAAACAGGATAGGAGCAAGATTAGATGAAACCAACACAAGTACACTGTAAAAGTGCTCATTATGTAGTAGATGGGAAAGATATCTATATCCCGATTATATGCCTGGGATGTCAGAAAAAAGGGCTGGTCTTGGTGTATAACCCTGTGGAAGCGAGAATGGAGGCTATGTGCAGCGCAAGAGAGGACCAGATAGGCAGATTTATCAAAGGGTGCGATAAAGTCTCTTTTGCTGTACCAATGACAGAACACGAGTTCAATACCATTGTAGATGACCCTCACACGACTGACTACTTCTTCTATCTCAAGACACTATCGATGTAGGAGGGACCCAGCAATGCCAACACTCAGCCAAGCACTCTACAGCCTATCCCAGCACTATGACCTGTCGTTGGTCTACGAGCTAGAGCCTATACAGACAGAACGCCTCGTAGAGCTTGCATTAACTTGCAATAATCCATCGTGGCGGCGTGCTGACATTGCACTACTAGACCTGTTCATAGCTCCAATTGCAGGGAGTGAGGCAAACCATCCACTCTTGCGCAAGAGCAGGTATGAAGACGAATTGAAGGCATTTATAGACTGGCTGGTACCAGAAAGTGAGGCATCATAATGGTAAGTCGATTAGAGATGTGGACAAGTTATCCACACTGTGCACAAAAGCGAGACCTGCTGATCAACTACAGCGAAGTCGAGTCCTTCATCACGCTAGGACGTTCAGCACTTGCACCTGATGAGTTTGTGCGACTGTCGAAGAGATACGCGCTGAGTAGAGAGCAACGCGAAGTAGTGGATAAAGTGAGATTGCAGGGATGGAATGCACTAGCGAAGGAGAGAGCAGGATGAGCTACGACATTTACATTGGCAATGCAGAACCTTACGAGGAAGAAGAGGACTATCGCGATCAATTTACTGTCAATCGGGTAACACTACCTGAAGCACCAACGTTCCCAGGCGATGGGATGACAGGCAATAGCAACAGTCGTCACCCTGGATATATCGGCTGGGGAAACTTCTGTAACAAAACAAGATTAGGCAATCTTTTCTTTGACGCAAAAACTGGCCTTATGCGTGAACATCCAGGCATTGTTGAGTTGCAAGAAGAGCATGCGCAAGCCATAGAAAAAGTTCTTGCTAAGTGGCGAGAGAACCATTCTGATGCTGTGCCTGGATTTGGCAGCGATTTGTATGATCCTATTCTTGCTCGGCTTATCTGGCTTGACTTCTGGGTGAAATGGGCACTCAAGAATTGTGAACGTCCAGCTATCCATAATCACTAAGGAGCAAGTTTCATGATTACACAAGAGCAACTCTTCGAGACAGCAGTAGCGCCACCAAAGCCACCAGTACCGCCAAAGTCTGCAATACTCGCAGAGCCACTCGGCACATGCTGCAAGTGTGAGGAGCCAGCAACGAGACGCTCTCCAAGCGGAAAGTACATTTACTGCGAGACACATGGTAAATGTGGTGGTAGAACGGCTAAGACAACGGCATTAGGTGTAAGTATGGATGTATGCGGTAGAAGTGTTGAAGAGTTTGTGAAGCATCCAACGATAGGTATATGGGTATGTCCGTGTATGTTGGAGGTGAGATAGATGAGTGAGCCATTCCTGCAAGCGACCTTGCCTCTGCCGACTTCAACCAATGCGTCGAGAGTGCCTGTGAATGGCCGTCTCATCTCAAGTAGAGAGCTCAAGCAATTCAAGAGTGATGCTCACATGCTCCTCATTAAGACAGTCCTTGATATGCCAGATGAGGATAAAAGCGAGTATCTACGAATAAAGAACATGGTACTCGCTGCAAGTAAAACGAGGAACAAGAAGATACCCATAGCTCTAGATATCACCGCCTATCTAGAGACGTTGTGGAGGCGCGATACGAGCAATTTTATCAAAGCTCTAGAAGATGTGGTATTCGAGCATATGGGTATCAACGACAATCTTGTGGTGGATATTCACATCAGGAAAGAAGTTGATAGAGCGCATCCAAGAGTTGAGATAGCTATTCGTATTTTTGAGGAGGTAGGTGTAACAGCATGAAAGCAACTGAAGAGATCAAGCCAAACTATGCAGCCGTCTACGCTGCGGCGCTCTATCCTCAGCTCTGTACGATTTTTCAGCAACACGGGTATGCTCTCGCTGTACATGGAAGCTTAGCGAGAGACTTTGATGTGATAGCTGTACCGTGGTCCGAGAAGGTAAGCAGACCAGAGGCTGTGATCAAAGAGATAACGGACGGCTTTGTCATTCATGTGATTGGTGAGCCAACAACAAAGCATCATGGCAGAGTTGCTTATCTCATCTCGGTAGGATTTGGAGAGTGCGCTATTGATCTGTCATTCTTTCCCAACGTCGAGAATGCGGGTTTTTGATGGACGTAGAGAGAAAGAGGCAGCATTGGTAGAGTTAGATGACTCAATGGCAGTGCAATTTTTGCTCTCTCAGATTTGGCTGTCAATGCGAAATAGGAGGTATGTATGTCAGGTGGTATTCCTGCCAAATATCCAGGGACATGTACGGCGTGTGGACTTCGTTTCAAAGCAGGTACATACATCACGTGGGACCCAGCAACAAAGAAGGCTCAGCACTTCCAGAAATGTCCTAAGCCGTCGTATGATGGCACTGAGCAGAAGAATACGTTTGATGTGTGGATTGATGCGTTTCAGAAGATGGAAGGAAAGAAAGAATGGTAGCTACAAACAGAGAAGATGGTGGAAAGCTTGCTAAGAATGCGCAAATAAGATGGCTGCGCACTCAAGAGGGCTTTCAGCATTCTCAGATAACAACGTGGGAAGAATTGCCTGAAGAGTGCAAGGAAGAATATAGATGTATATGGGAAGCAATAGCAGTTCCATATTTAGATGTTATTAAAGGAATAAGAGAAGGATTTTCTGAATTGCATGAAGCTATTGACATGCTTTCTTTGTTAGAGATAAAAGAAGAAAAGAGTGAGTGAGATGCAAGAGGATGAGAACGGGTATCGATTGAGGTTGACGAGTAGGCTATAATGACTTCAAGATAATTATCCTTATTCTGAACTGACGACTTCCAGAGAAGAGATTGTTATGCAAGAACTGACTCCACAGGCCTCTACCGAAATATTCACCAATTATAGCTACATGCTTGAAAATGGTGAGAATATTGACATATCTTTACCTGCTATCGTTGTAGAACACGATAGCCGTCTTGTAGGTTTGTGGCTCAGCAGCAAGTCCCTGAAGTCTCAACAGGCTTACGCTCATGAAATCGCTCGTTTCTATCGAATTGCACAAAAGCCTGTACAGCAGGTTATTATCGACGACTTGTATGCTTTCATGAAACATCCAGAAGTACAGAAATTAAAAGCATCTTCGCAATCACGCGCTCTTGCTGCCGTTAAAAGCCTGCTTACTTATGCCTCTAATGCTGCTGTTGGCGTTTTGCCCGTCAATGTAGGTGTGGCTATAAAACTTCCCAAAGTTGAGGATACGCTAGCTGAGCGCATTATGAGTGAGCAGAGCATTGATGACATGATACGCAAAGAGTCCAATCCAAAGTATCAAGCAATGCTCGAATTGCTTTATTTTGGAGCTTTGCGCGTAGAGGAACTGTGTAACCTCAAATGGAGGCATCTGCAAGAACGTGACCAGACAGGCCAAATTGCTGTCTACGGCAAGGGAAAACACACGCGCTATGTCCTGCTCGACAGCGACACATGGGCAAAGATTTGGGCTTTACGTGCTACCTCGACCAGGACTGGAGCTGAGGACTACGTGTTTAGCTCTCGACAGGCGAAAAAGCGGGCAGGGGAAGATGGAACCGAGATCAGGGATTACAGGTTGGATGAGTCGCGAGTTCACCAGATCGTGAGAGCTGCAGCAGACAGAGCAGGCATAGCAATAGGAAAAGTATCACCTCACTGGATGAGACATGCTCATGCGACTCATGCTCTAGACAATGGAGAGCCGATTAGTTTAGTGCAGCAGACGCTGGGACACAAGAGTGTCGCGACTACTGGCAGATATTTGCATGTAAGGCCAAACGCGAGTACTGCTCTAGGATTAAGGTCAGCGCAAAAGAGAAGGAATGAGGGAAAGAATGCCGAGAGAGAGTAAGTATAAATTCTGGGACAAGCACAACAAAGTATGGGTAGGGCCATACACTTTGAAGCAATTAGCAGATGAGGATGCATTCAGCTCTGACAGGGAATGGAAAGCTATTTGCAGTAAGTGGGAGTGCTATGAGTCAGTTGAGTATACAGGGCTCAAAGACTGCAAAGGACAGGAGATATACGAGTCTGATATTGTGCGCATTAATCATCCTCACGATATGACGGGAGACTTTACCAACGCGATTGGAGAAGTATTCTGGTGGAATGAGGAAGGCGGATGGTACCACGGGAATGGGAACGGCAGGCCACCTAAACGCATGCGGAAGTATGCAGAGGTGATAGGCAACATCTACGAGAACAGCGAGCTCTTGCAGAAGCAAGATTGACGCAAGTGCTACACTGAGGATGCCATCGTAGTGTGAGTCCGCCGCCTGACTCGAGCAGGTTACAACGAGGGTGTGCAGTGAAAGCGCGGACAAGAGCCTCTCTTTGGGCAACTGAAGAGAGGCTCTTATTATGCCCAAATTCATCCTCACCAGAAGCTTCCTAGACCCTCTTACCTCGACACATTGGTACAAAGTACCACCTCTCGCATATGCCTCTCAATCGCACTCAGAGCTATGTCAGTGTAAAATCTATAGAAATCTACAAGCTTTCACAGAAATATGTAGATTTCTATAGATTTTTCTGTTATGCTTGAGATGAATTCAGATCTTTTGATCATAGGTCAGTGTAGCGCATGGGGGAGAGCGTTATGCTGACCTACCATACGAGTAGTTATGTGCATGCCGCTGACGGTAAAGTGGATTACTCATCATGAAATAAGGGTGAGTACAGTCCTGTAGGTTCGACTCCTGCCATGCACACCGTCGCCTATCATGGTGACTCATTGGACGCAATGATGACAGGATCGTGACCTGCTAGGCGACCGAACTAGATCAAGCATGAGTAGCTTAGTTGGTGAAAGCGCTGTCTTCATAAGACAGAGATGCGCGAGTTCAAATCTCGCCTCATGCACGTATTCTCCCTTAGCTCAGTGGCAGAGCGCGAGCGTGAAGACCTCGGCGTCGGTGGTTCAATTCCATCAGGGAGAGCTTGGAGAGTGGCGGAAAGTGTGTAGACGCTAAGAAAAGAATCCGGCTCAAGAAGTTCTCTGTTAGCCCGCTGTCAGGAGCATAGGCGTGGTTCCGAAAGGGTAAGGCCTGACGACAGAGAAGATCGCGAGTATCTGCGTAAGGAAAAATCAAGCTGCCGACGCCGGGTAGCAGCATGCAACGTTCAAATCGTTGCCTCTCCACTAAGACAGGAAGTAAGGATAGTTAAATGTCATCAGGATATAATCAGAATTTATCATCAAATGCATTAGATGTTTGGAGAAAACAGTTATTGGGAAGTCGCAAGAAAAGAATATTCATGACTGTAGGACTGCCGGCATCAGGTAAGACCACATGGGCTAGAGAATATGTGACAAGCAATCTGAGTACCATCAGAGTGAATAAGGATGAAATAAGGCAAATGCTTCACAATGGTATCTACTCAGAGGGTCGCGAGGAATTCGTTATAGCGATTCGCAACTCTATCATTAGAACGGCTCTAGATGCTGGCTGTGATGTTATCGTTGATGATACGAACTTTAATCCTAAGCATCAAATGAGCATATCTGCAATAGCCCATGAATACGATGCTCTCGTAGAGATTAAAAACTTCACTGATGTTCCTTTGGAGGTATGTTTAGAGCGTAATCATGAGAGAGGATATCCTGTCCCCCAAGAGGCTATTGAACGAATGCATGAGCAGTATGTGAAGGTGGAAGACTGATGATATCAACTTTAGTAGCAACACGTGAGGGCCATTGGGGTGCCTATGCGCTCTCTGATGAGCAATTGCAGAAGAAAGAGCAGCCAACGTATCTATCGCCATATCTCTATCCTTCTGATGTGTGGCAGGCGATAAAGCCTCTGCTCAGTGAAGGTGAGAGTGATGGATAGGTTGCCAACGCGGTCGCATGGTGTGCAGAGAGATAGCGTTGATGCGAGTATCGCCGGATTGCTGGTGTTCTTGGCTGGACTGGCCATCGGAATGATCTTTGAGAAAAGGTGGCAGAGGTGAGTGAACGTTGTCAAAATGAGCTAACAAAGATAGCAGAAAATGACAAACCTGAAAAAGAGTGTGACCATCAAGGCCATTATCGACTTGTGAATGGATTGCATGTAGCTATTCGCATGTGTGTGCAGTGTGGGAAGTCGTGGCGAATGCCAACACAAGGCGATTACATCTTTGGAGATCATCCAGTAGCAGAGTGGGAGCCAATCAAAGAGGGCTTAGAAGTTGAAGAGCGCATCTTGCCAGATTATGAAGAGTGAACTATGCAACTTCTGATAGGGCTCGTTGCGGGGATTGTATTGACGGTTGTGTGTGGTGTTCTACATAGAGCTGAGGGGGAATCCACCGTGGTAGGGTAACTGATGGATGAGGAACGCAAAGTATGGGAACAGAATATAGAGCAAGGGGAGCCTGATCTCTGGTATGGTCGGTTCGTCAAATTCATGCGCTTGGGAACTAGACGCTCCGTGAACGCTATATTTCAAAAAGAAGCCAAGAAAAGCCAAGAGAAAACAAGAACGAATGCGGGCCCAGAATGGTACGAAGCTGCAAAACAATGGAATTGGGCTCAAAGAGCAAAAGAGTATGATACATATCAAAGATCGGAAGAAGACAGGATTATAGAAGAGGAACGAGAGAAAGTGCTTAGATCTGGCTTTGCTTTGCAGCATAAGCGTATCGAGTTACTTGATAAGCTCTCTCGCAAGTTGATCAGATATGCCAACGATGAGGAAAAGGTATGGATTCCGGAGACGAAAACAACCTCATTTGGAGAGGATAAGTCGCAAGTCGTCGAGAAAGTCACGTTCAATGCTCCACTCTTTCAGCAGATTAGGAGTTACCAGGCGGACATAGCCGCTGAAATGGGAGAGCGAGTCAAGAAAACTGAAATCACCGGCAAGAATGGCGGCCCTATTCAGATGGAACGTGATCCAAACCTACAACTTCTCACAGATGAAGAATTAGCGCAAGCCCAACGTCTTGCAACACAGCTTTCAAGCAGGCAGGAAGGTATTGAATGACATCAGTGTTGCAAGACCTAGTAGATAGCCGCAAAATAGCGAATGAAGTGCGTGAACGAGCTCGGGAGTCATTCAATGCTTTTATTCGTCTTGCATGGGATGTTGTTGAGCCTGGTGTGCCTCTGCTATGGAATTGGCATATTGATGCAATTGCAGAGCATCTAGAGGCAGTATATAGCGGTGAGATTAATCGATTTATCTGTAATATAGCACCTGGCCATGCAAAGTCAACGATCTTCAGTGTGATGTTTCCCTGCTGGATGTGGATCAAGAATCCTACCACGAGATGGCTTTGTGCCTCTCACAGCCTAGATTTAGCTATTCGGGATAGTCGCAATTGTCGTAATCTTATTGAGTCGGAATGGTTTCAAATGTGCTTTGGAGATATCTTTCAGCTCTCTGGAGACCAGAATGTAAAAAGCTTCTTTGAAAATAATCACCGTGGCTATCGAATGGCTCTCTCAGTTGGATCAAAGAGCGGAACAGGGAAGCGGGGCACACATCTGCTTATAGATGATCCAAATAACGCGGAAGCAGGTGAATCCGACATTGAAAAAACCATCAGGTGGTTTGGCAATACATGGATGAGTCGCATCAATTCGTACGAAACAGGGGCCATGATAGTTGTTGGGCAGAGGGTAGGTGAAAAAGATCTTACAGGTCATATTCTTGAGCTTGGCGGTTGGGAACATCTTTGTTTGCCTGAAGAATTTGAGCCTGACCGTAAAAGTTTTACCTGTATCGTGTCCAACTCAAATAGTCCATATGCATGGAAAGGGTGTGACCCTCGCAAGGAAGAGGGTGAAGTGCTCTGGACTAATAAGTTCCCTAAAGAAATTCTCGATAACCTTAAGAAGTCAGTTGGAAGTTTCACGTATGCATCTCAGTTCCAGCAACGCCCTGCACCCGCTGGAGGAGGACATTTCAAACAAGGCTGGTTTAGGTATTTCACCGAAGAGCGTGAGTACTATCAGCTAGAAACGTCTGAAGGCCTGAAGCGGATACTCAAGACATCCTGCTGGCTCTTTATGACTGAAGACCTAGCAATCTCGCAAAAAACCACAGCAGATTACACGGTCTTTTGCATTTGGGCCGTGACTCCTGAGAAAGACCTGTTACTCATAGCTCGACTGCGTGCACGCCTAGATAACCCCGAACAACAAAAGCAGACAGAACTATTCTATTATCGGTACCTCCCTGAATACATAAAAATAGAGTCAATAGCCTATCAATTGGCATTAGTGCAGCAATTGCGTTCACGTGGACTTCCAATCAAGCGATACAATCCAATCAAGGACAAAGTATCACGTGCTACCACAGCAGCCGTCTATTATGAGGCAGGTAAGGTATTCCATCCTAAACGTGCGAGTTGGCTTGTTGAGTGGGAAGATGAGCTTCTAGCTTTCCCGTTCGGAGCGCACGACGATCAAGTAGATAATGCGTCAATGGCATGTGATGAGATGGCTAGACCAAGAGGGGGTGGTATAGTTATCGATACTGAGCCGGCAAAACAACACCAACAAGAACAACAGCAGTATGAAGAGGAGGATGAATTAGCATGGCGATAAGCTTCCCCAACTGGCTACGCATCCCTAAACGCCGTTCCCGTATAACAGAACGCCCATTCCAAGCACCTGCCTATCCCCCTAACTCTCATACCTCAGAGATGTATGAGCGTAATGTGGGACTCATCAACTTTGAAGAGGCAACCAAGAGGAGTGCAAAAGCCCCTGTTTCCAGAGGGCCTAAAAACCTCTCTATGGCATGGGATGATACTTCTTTCGGGCTTGTGCGTGAGGGCTCTCAGGATGATAGGCAGAAGAAAGAGACCTGCTACTTGGTCTATTGCGGCAACCAGTGGGTTTCAGGGTGCGTAGATACGACTGCTGAGCGCATGATATCTGGTGGCTGGGAGACTGTTGAGGTAGAACGAGGCAAGGGTAGTTCTAAAAATCAAGCAAGAGTAAAACAGCTATTTGACTTTGAGGATATAGAAGAGGATTTCTTACAGTTTTTCAACTCAATTGCAACGGATTTGCTTATATTTGGCGAAGCCTTTGCTGAGATGACATACGGCCCTGACGGCTTGGTAGCGAACCTCTACACAGTAGACTCTATAACTATGACGACACACTTTGATATGCATGGTGTCATCACAGGGTATACGCAACGCTTAGAGAAGAGTACTGAGGTTGTAAGATTTGAGCCGCGTGAGATTATCAGATGGTGGCTGCCAGATCCTAAATCGAAAAAGAAAGCGCTCTCTCCCATTGAAAAGCTGAAAGACCCAGTATTTTTAGATCGATCAATGGTGACGTGGGGTGAAAAGTTCTTTCGCCAAGGCGGGAAACCAAGTTACTGGGTAGGCATGGGGCCAGACTCCAATGAGGTTGACGCAAGTAGATATATCAAGTGGTACAAAGAGAATTATACTGGCATGGAGAATGCACATATCCCTCCTGTGATGTATGGTGGGAGTGAGATACACGAATATGGTAAAGGTTCTATTGAGCTTGATTTTGATAAGAGCCAGGATAACCAGCGTGATAGAGCTTTGGTTGTTTATGGTGTTCCTCCAGCTATGTTGGGTATTATCGAGAGTGGGAACATTGGAGGTGGAACGGGAGAATCTCAAAACAAGTCATTTATCTATAATAAGGTCATCCCATTAGAAAACCGTATTCTTGAGAAGCTGAATTATAGAGCAGTGAAACAAGGACTATTTATTGAGGACTGGAAAGTAAAGACGCGTCATGCGGATTATCGCGATGATAAGGATATTGCGGAAATTGAGAACAAAGAGATCGGCAATGGGACGCTCACAAGAAATGAGGCACGCCAAGAACGAGGCCGTACAGAGGTACCAGGTGGCGACGTGCCAACTATCACTACTGGCAATGCCATCACTCCTGTAGCTCGCTTACAGACAATGGAGCAAGAGCAGACGCAGCATGCTCAACTCTCATTGCAAGGCGCTCAGCAGGCTATGCAGAAGCTTGCTCAGGGTGACCAGGATAACTCAGACAATCAAGACCAGCCTCCGGAGGATAAGCAACCTCAGCAGAAGGACAAGAATGCCAAGGCAAAAGAGGCTCTCTATCGCCAATGGCTAAGAGAAGATCTGATCGAAGCGAATAATACTGGGGTCATGGTAGCCTTCTTTTTGAAGCCTAGCGAGGCTCAAGCGCTGGTCTTAGACACTGGTGAGCCTATAGACGAGCTGCATTGCACGTTGGCATTCCTGGGGGACAAGAGTCAGCTAGGGGATACTGAGGCGCTCAAGAGAGCAGTGCAAACCTATGCTGAGAATGCTTTTACTCTGCAAGGGTGCGTATCTGGCATAGGCCGCTTTACGTCAGTACCCGATGGTGAGCCTACTCCTGTCTATGCTTCGGTAGATGCTCCCGGGCTGCCTGAGTGGCGTCAAGATCTAGTGAAGACCTTGCAAGATGCTGGTTTCCCTCCTGATACCGCACACGGCTATACACCTCATATAACCCTCTCGTATATCCCTGTTAGTGATCCTATGCCAATAGAGAGTGTTCCTGCTATTGATCTGAGCTTTGATCTGCTCTGGCTGGCAATTGGTGATGAGCGATATGCATATGCATTAGAGAGGGAAGAAGATAATGGCTAGAATAACTGAACTGAAGAGGATTTATAGACATCGAACTGAGGAAGAGATGCACAATGCATTGCAGCAGTTTATCGATGGTAAGCATGAGTTGCGCATTCCTCCCTACGAAGAAGACGCTGATATGGTATTAGGGGATGTGATCAATGAGCTTCTAGAGGCAAGGAAGAAGCTTGCCGTGCTTAATGCTCTGGTAGAACGGCTGCTTCCTGATAGTCAGGCACGTGAAGATGCGCTAGAACGGGCAAGTTCCGAAAAGGTGATAGAGCCATGTATAGAACTGCTACAACCTGTGAAGACTCCTTTGTATGACCTAATGCGGGAAGGAAAGAAGGAATGAAACGCGCTATCACATGTGATAAGATGCATCGTAAGCTTGCTATGATCGATCAAACTTCTATACACTTATATTGCAAGGGATGCAAAGAAGACCATAGCATAGCGCGTGAGGAGATCAATAGGATGTGGTCCCAATTCGATGAACAACAATCTAAGCAAGAGACTAGTACATCAGAACAACGCGTGCTATACTAGTGCTAATGGTTGCCTGTAGCTCAGTTGGTAGAGCGGCGTCGATATGCTTGACAGAGGACGCTCTGTCGTGGGTTCGAGTCCCACCAGGCAACCCCAACTGAATACGCAACCATAGAGCCAAGAGCCATAGAGCCAAGAGCCAACCTTTCGGGGTTAGGCTCTTTTTTTATTGTCGAGAGGTACCAATGGAAGACCGCATAGCTAGCATTAAATCCTATTTCTTACAGGACGATGCCATATCTCTGAATGGCCGTAAATATCCCAAGGAGACTGTTGACCGTCTTTTGCTCCATGCTCAAGAGCAACTTGCAGATCCGAATGCCCTCCCACTTACCTGCTACCTCTCACATGATGATGCTTGGCTTGACGCAACGCGTAATATCGTTGGCAAGATTGTGGGTATAGGCCGCGAACGAGACTGGCTTTACGCTATGATCGATGTACCAGACACTCAGGCAGGCCATGATGCTGCCGAGCTTACCAAGGGTGGCTATATCCGATCACAGAGCTTGCGTGCTATCAATGCTGAGATGTTCATAGACAAGAACGAGCCTCTTCCTTTGGTCGGTGGTCAAAACATTTGTCTCACTGGCATTGATTTCACTTCATCGCCTGGCATTCCTAATGCACGCGTAGAATACGTTTCAGAATCATCTGAATCTAAAGAACCTCAAAATATCCGAGAAATCTTTCACACTTCTAAAGACACTCTACTCATTGAAGAATTCACACGTCAGGAGAGCAAGGATATTCCTGCATCTCCTAAAGAAAAGGAGCAATCTATGACACCAGAGGAAAAAGCTCAGCTCCTGAAGGAGTTCAGGGAATCTCTCCTAGCTGAACAGCAACAGCAGAAGGAAGCTGAGAAGCACCCACCGCAAGGGGGCGACGCTACTATTCCTGTTCAGACCAAGCCGACCGCTGAGGATGCATTGAAGGTCCTGCAAGAGGCTGGCTACACAGTCGCAGCCCCCAAGACGCAAGAGGAGATCATGCAAGAGAAAGCTGATCAGATGCTTGCGAAGATGAGAGAGGAATTCGATCAGAAGCTTGCAGAGGAGATGAAAAAGTTTCAGCCTCGCTTCCCTGCCCAAAGAAAAAGCATGGTTGAAGGCTCAAATGCAGAGGAGAAGCCAGCGAAGAAGCCCTACTACCGCAATGGGGACTACTTAAAAGAGCAGATGCGGGATGTAAATGTGCGTCTTGATTTACTTGACCGCTCAAAGCCAAGGCCAGAGTGGTACAACGCCGAACGGATGCTCAAGGAGCTTGAAGTCGAGCTGATGGGTATCATGGATGCTCAGCATAGCTTTGATAATAGCTTACAGATGGGAGAAGTATAATATGCCAGCATCGCTTCAAGAAATCAGAGAGGCCTTTAGTCTGGCTTCATCTGGAGGTGCTCTCAATCTTGTTCTGAAACAAATTGACAGCGTGCTTACTGATCTACAGAGAAAATGGGGTCCATTGGGGAGAGCTATCCCGCGTCGCACATGGGAAACAGATATCTTTTTCTTCAACAAAAGAACAGCACTTCCCCAGCCTCAACATACAACAGAAGCCCCTCCTACCAGTGGCGTGGGCTCAGTAGCAGCAAGCAATTCTGTTTATACTCAGGGGCAATTCCCGATTAAGCATACAGAATCGATTGGGGATCTCAGTAAATTCACTGTGCAAGTTGCACGTGCCAACGGTAACCTGTTCGATCTCGAATTAGGCGCTCATGCTAAGGCTATGGAGTGGCTAGAGGAAACGACGCACATTTATGGGTCGTCTCAGGCCACGCTCAACACGAAGAGACCTCAGTGGGACGGGATCGATTTGATGGTTGCCAATGCTAATAAAATCGATGCCAATACAGCAGTGCTCGCATTGGGCATGATGGACAATGCTATTGATGCAGTGCGTGGTCGCTATGCGCAAGAGCTTGGCACGGACTACTTTTGGATGATGAGCCCAAAGATGCAATCAGCCGTGAATACTCTTCATGTTCAGAATGCGCATTATGTTCAGCAAATGACTCGCATGTTCTTGAGAGACGACTATGGTGATCCAAATGCGCCTGTCGCTGACAATGCTATAGACGGAGGCGTAGAAGTCCAGACTTACCGTAACATTCCGATTGTGGTTTCTTCGTTTATGGGCAACCAAGGAAGCATGGGTACTGTCTCAACGACTGGCAATACTGGCTCTGGCTCCAGTCTCTTGGCTGCGACCACCTACTACTACCGGGTGGAAGCGGTCACGCGCTACGGTTTGACTACTGCTTCTGCGGAGGCTTCACAAGCCCCTTCTGCTGACGGAAAGAACGTCGCGCTTTCCTGGACAACCCCACAGACTACCGATGCTGACGGCAATATCATTGATATTATTGGCTATCGCGTATTCCGTGGCACCTCTAGCGGTCAAACCAGCCTTTATGCACTTGTTGCTGCCTATGACATCACCAGTGATGCAGCTGTTACCTCGTTCACAGATACTGGATTGATTCAAAATCCTGCCTCGTCTACTGGCTCTGCTCTCTACTGGGCTACCGTCGCTAGTTCTGGCGGAAATGCAGTCTCTGACGAGGTGACCTTCCCACGCGTGCAGACTGGTACTCAGATCGTTGAGGACATCTTCCTCATCCCACGTGATCCTGACATCTTGCTCTGCCCAGAAGTGAATCCCATCCAGACAGAGCTCCTTGCCGTTGTGAACGCGAGGTCTCGCCAATTTGCGCTAACTGCTGACAAGACGCTTGCGTTACGTGCACCGGCCTATGCTGCCAAGATCTCGAGAGTGAGGGCTGCATAAGTGGCGAAATATCAGAAGAAAACGGTCATTGTAGACGCTGTCCAGTTTGATCCTGGTCAAAATCCATGGCCTGAAGGAGTAAAACCCTGGAGAGATAATCAACCTCGTCCAAGGGATATGAGCCATGGGTACATAGACACGTCTAAGGGTAGAACATCAGTTGTGGCAGGCGATTGGATTGTTGTGGAACAAGGCAAGAAGTCTGTCTGTAAGCCAGAAGTTTTTGAGGCTACTTATGTGCCTGCGGAGGTGATTTGATGTCGATACTTTTCTGTCACCCAGAGAAAGATGATGGATCTGTTGTCATGTCTGAAGAGCGAATCGGAGGACAGCTTACTCCTGAAAGACGCTATCAGCACATTGGCCATTTCTTAGAAGTTGATGCTCCTCCTAATGCCAGGGAGCATGACATCGAACAGCTTCAGCAGCTTGGTTATCGATTAGCTACTGCTGAAGAGCAAAACAAGTTCACGAAGCAGAAAAAGAAAAGCCAGACGGTTGATGAAACCCTGCCTCCCAAAAGCGAGGAGACTCCTCAAGTTGGAACTGGCGATCAAGGAGAGGATATTCCACCTGTAGTTCCGCCTGAGAATGAGTCTACCAATCCCACGCAGCAAGAAACGCCCACTGTGGATTCTCTGCCAAAAGATCACAAGAAGAAATAGCTATCAAAAAGAGGGAAGACATGCCTAGACTCTATCTCACTCCAAGTGAAATACTCGAAATGCCAATCGGTTTGGGGCTGTCTTCTTCTCTCTCCGCTCTCTCTTCTGAACAAATAGGCAAACTTTTAGCACGTGCTAGTCAGAGCTGTGACAGCGAGTGCAGAAGGAGACTGCAAGCCCCGGGGAGTACCACTCTTGCTCAATCATGTAGTGCTGGAGCAACACAAATTTCTGTTAGCTCAACAAACACCCTTGATGAGTTGGATGAGCAAGCTGTGCAGATTGGCACTGGAGGCAACCAAGAGACGATCCTCATAGAGCCAGGCGGGGTAACTGTCACAACCTGGACGGGTTCTTATCCAGGCTCTATTAATCTCGCAAGTGGATTGCAGTTCTCTCATAGTTCATCCGAGCCTGTAGTCTTTCTCTATAAAGAGACGACAGAAGCTGGGGGATCATCTAGCTCAGATCCATATGCACAGGCAGCCCTTACACAAGAGACTCAGATTGCAGAGTCTCACATGGGTGGCATGTGGCAAGGTGGTGGACTAACCCGTGTCGTGTTCCTAAAAGCATATCCAATTATAAATATATCAGCCATAGAACATGCATTCTCGTTTGCAAGTCAATTTAATACAGTTGATGTTAGTGCTCAGGTTCCATTGCCAAGTGAGGGCTGGTATAGATTTGAGCCCGGAACCATGATCCTGCGCGAAGGTATCATGCGTACAACATACACTGGAGGGTTTCAGACTGTACCGGACGACATCAAAGAAGCAACATCGCTCTTCTTTGCGGTTCAGATGAGGCAGATGATCAATCCGTATGGAACGATTGAACTGCATTTGGGGAAACGTAGACAGAAGTGGGCTGCAACTGGAAATGATAAAGATCCTTTAATAGAGCAGGCTTGTAGCATACTCAAGAAGTACAAGAGAACAGTATGAGTACCTTAACGCATGTCACTCAAAAACGCTCTAATATTGTCATCAAAGATAATATTTATGTCCAAATAGATGAAAATGAGGACATGCGCATCAAAAGCAATATGGGAGGTGCTGAACCTTCCTTCTCGCATTGGATCTATACCATTGGTGGGACGGTTGACATACGGATTGGAGACTTGCTCATAGACCAGAGTGCGGATATTGCAGGTCAAATCAACTCTTATAGAGTAGCAGGTAGACCTGAGCACTTTGACTTCGACCACTCAGAGATACCTGCAGATCTCATAGGGGGTACGTGATATGTCGGATCTGCTCTCATTTAGCTATACAATCGATCCTACAGCACTTACCAAGATCAAGCAATTTGCAGGATGGCAATTGGTTCTTGAGGATGAGCTGTTAAAGGCTCACAAGAAGGGCACCGAGAGCTTACAAAACGCCGCGAGAGCTAACATGCATTGGAAGAATCCGACGCATAAGCTTGAGGGGAGCCTCAAACCAAAGGTTGAGAATCCATATGCGAGCTGGATGGGAACAGATTTGCCATATGCAAAAAGGAGAAACTACGGGTTTTCGGGTAAAAGTGACTCTCTTGGCCGCTATTTTGCCCACGACCCAGGCCAGTTTTATATGGATAACGCAGTGAAGCAAAAGAAATCTGAAATTGGGTCTATATTCGGTGAAGCTTTAGATGCTGCTCTTGCTCGTTTGAGTGCAGGAAGTTAACAGGAGGCATACTATGATGCATACCTCCTCCTGGTTTATTAGTTAAAGGAGACGTCCGCCTTGAGGCCATTCATGAGGGAGCTTACTACCTTTGCTGGTATTGCAAGTTGGACAGGTAATAACCAGATTCCAGGGACCGTTAGATGTCCCCTCCCGTGCCAGCGGAATAATATGATCAACATGATAGGCGTGCTTGCCTTTTGCAAACTTGGTGCCACAATAGTAGCACTTGTGTTTTTGCCTTTTGAGCTGATCATGAGTATCCTGAGTGGTGTGAGATCCGGGTGCCGACTTCTTGCGAGCGATGCGGTTGAGTGTCCTCGTACGGGCTTTAATTTTCCAGTCTTCTGTTCGTCTCTTGGCATGCCAGTATGCTTGAATTTCTTCCCGATGAGATGCGTTGTACATCTTCTTGTATATTCGGTCGCGTTCTCTGTGCAATGCTCTGTAAAGTTTGTGGTACGCTTTATCGCGTTCACTGTTTGCTTTGCGATATGCTTTTCTGGCTTCTTTGCCTCCCTTCCTTGCATGATATGCTTTAATAGACTTTTTACTGCATTCTTTGCAGTAATAGGCAAGCCTGTCTTTAGTGGCTCTTCTGTAACTAAAGTACTCCAATGTTGCAGGAAGCTTCTTGTCGCAGCGAGGACACAACTTGTATTCCTCTTTGGGGTTTATTGTCTTGTCATTAGACTTGTTATGTCCTCTGCGATAATCTTTGCGGCATTCTCTACATTGCCTGTTCAGGCAATCAGGGGAAATGTAAGAGGGTACAGCATTAAAGAATTCCTTGGTGGCAAGCTTGACCTCTTTGCATTCCCTGCAACGCTTATGTCCTTCTGGTGCAGGTGGGAGTTCAGGCGGCTTCTCAGCTTCGCGTTTCGCTTTTGCTTTGTCGTTTCTGCATTTTTTGCAGTGAGAAGCCAAACGGTCGCTATTCTTCTTGTCAGAGGTAAAGGAATCCTTGGACTTAATCTGCTTGCAGCTAGAGCATTGCTTCTGAGAGGTATCTTGAGGTATAGTAGTCACGCGGTAGACCTCCTATGTCTATCGTCACGCCAGCGGTTGTTTCAGCAACGCGCTGGCAAACCCATATTTAGATGGGTTAATTTTACCACAAACCCGCTCCAAAGGCCAGCTTATACCTCCTTTAGCTTTGCGAAAGGAGGTGTTTGCCATGCCATTTGACTCACCTAACACCACTGCTGTCCTGCAACAGATCAAGACTATGGCTCAAGGTGTCCAGGTTGGGGGCTCGAACTTCTTCCAAGCTGCGAACGTCAAGGCTGGACGCTTTAAGGATATCAGGGACAACCTCCCAGCATTTGAGGTTGTGCTTGGCCCTAGGGATGAGACCAAACGCCAGACCAGTGGTGGGGCTCCTGTCGTTGGGGGAAGGATTGATGACAGCCAGGACTACACCTTTGAGGTCACTCTGCCTTATAGCGATGCTGATTCTGAGGAGGTAGAGAGCACAACGTTACCCGGTATCAGGGATGCTCTCACGAAGATGTTTCACGCATCGGCCAATCTTGGACTGCCTGGCCAGGTTCAAAGTAGCAGGATCACCGGTGATGATGGTGAATACCTCTATGTTGTGAGGAATGGTGAGATGTACCGCGTGTATAGAAATGTACTACGCGTGCAATATCAATATAACGTCGTGATGATACCTTAAGGAGAAATATGAGTAACGAAATTCAGCAAGTACCTAGCGTGGGGAGTATGGTCTATTTTGTACTTCCTGAGAGCAGTCGCTATCCAGGAGAGCACAGACCGGCAATCATAGTCAAGATTTGGGATGAAGAACCGAAACCCGATTCGATGGTGCAGCTTCAGGTCTTTACCGATGGCTCAAATGATGGTGATTTGTACAAGAGTGGCCTGTTCTGGGCTACATCAGTTCATTATGCAGATCCATCAGAGAACAAGCCTTATTCATGGCACTGGCCTGAATTTGTGCCACAAAGGGGCTGAAACCATGGATGAAAAGATAGCCGACGAGAATGGCAAGGTGGACCAACCAGGACATGAGGCGACGTATCCGCCAGGTACAAAAGTCTACTTCCAGAACGGGGTATATGCGGGCCATGAGACGCCAGAGGAAAAGCCTCAAGAGGAAGAAAAGCCAGCTAAAGTGCAAAAAAAGCAAATAGAGACTCCAATAGAGTCGAAAGAATGAATGAAAGAAGGTAAGTTATGAGCGGGAACTCGGCATTAGGACGCGTAGGCATTGCGTTCGAGTCAGTTACCAATCCTGGTCTAGTGTTGTTGCTGGGGCCGACGCCCGTATCATCTTTACCTGCGTCCCTCACAACACAACCAAACGCTGTGCCAGGTCGATCTATCTTCAGCGGCATGCGTCTCTTGATCGATGTGAGAGGCAACTTCGCCACGGGAACGATCACGGTCACCGGAAAGGATTTCACCCAGGCTATAGGTGCGCTGGTAAACAGCACGCCTACTATACCCATTGCTGGTACAGCGGCTAACCAGCAACCGTATGAATATGTGACTCCCGGTGTCTATTCCACAATAGATGCCTCAGGTGTGGCTGTTACTGGCTTAACAGGCGGTGTTGTGCGCATATGGGGAATTGTTGCTGCAAGTACGCATGTGCCTGCGATGCTAGAGACTCCTGAGGAAAAGATAGAGAAGCATAGTCCTGAGGAGCAAAGAGGCACGCTTTCCAGGCACACGAACTTTAAGAACCTCAACAAAGTGGTAGACCTTGGCAAGTTCGACCAGGACCTCTATCTCGACAACTGTGCTGAATGGTTTGGTCGGTCGGTTATCGGTAATAGCCCTACTCAGGTCACGATACCGGCCTCGCCTACGGTCTTGAAGACTACCACAGCCGTTGCTACCTTCCCTGTATCTCTCACTACACAGCCCAATACCATAGGCCCTGGTTCAATCCTAGAGCTTGTGGTCACCGCATCATCGGCAGTTGGCACGGTGACGATCACAGGTACCAACATACTCGGTCAGACCATAAGTGAAACCGTGATATGTGGTCTGCCTGCAGCCGCTAACGGAAATGGAACATTCTACACGCAGCAGGTCTTTGCTTCAGTCAATGCTTCTGGTGTAGCACTCGGCAGCGGTCTTACAGGTGGCTCGGTCGCTATCAATGGCATAATCGGCATCCAGGAGACCTACCAAGTTGGCTTGGCTGGTGTTGGTGCTGGTGATGTGCTCAGACCTCTAGTGGTAGAGCAGTATACGGGTGTTGATGCACTTACACACCCTCTCTCATTCTTTGAAGAGGTCACGATCGAGGGTGCATCTGAGGGGAAAGAGAACAAAATCTCTTGCAAAGGTGGATGCCAGGATCAACTAGCCATAGGGGACCGCACTGTTGCCAATATGGAGAACATCACAGGTAATGTTCCATTTGGCTCTGTTGGAGGCTTATCTCAGATCTGGCAACCATTTGATGTAGGGCTTGGTGGCTGGCAAACCACGTGGTTTATCGATCCTTTGAGCGGTACGGCTGGTACAACCGCATATAGTCAGGTGCTTGACTGGAAGATCTCCTTTAAGAATCCACGTACCAGAAACTACCCAGCAGTCAATAGCCAGCGGCTTCAATCTATCACCAGGAAGCAGCGCGAGGTTGAAATCGAATTGACTATCCTCTTTGAGGACCTTGTGCAGTACGAGAAGTATCGCCAGAACGTTAAGCAGCTTCTACGTGCTCAGTTTGTAAGTCATGTGTATATGGGTACCACAGGGAGTGTTATCTACTTCAAGAACTGGACGTTCGACTTTCCTGCAAAGCTTGTCGAAGCGAAACGAGACTCAACAAAGCTTGAAAGGGTAGAAGCTAAAGTAAAATTCATGACAGAGTATACCGACTCCCTAGGCTATGAGATCAAGCTTGTCAAGCAAGTGCAGCTTCCGCCTAACTACGCCGCATAATGGGCATTTTACGAAAGATATTCAAGAGGAGAAACATGAACAATGGATTTAATCCGAACGAAGTAGAGAGTATACGAGCACCATGGTTCAAACCAGGTGAGTATGTCATTATCAAAACTGTGATGAAAGCAGGTGACGACGCCTGGATACAAGACCAATTGGTTCGAACTGAGATAGGGCAGAAGCTCAAAAAGGAGGGGATGAACCTCAAAATCCAAGTTGGGACAACCAAGCTGGCCTCGGTAAAACGCATGGTTAAGGGTTGGAACATTCTCCAGACCGTGAGGCAATCCGATGGATCTGCTATTGAAGTTCCACTCATCTATTCTCCTGAAAATGTAGAAGAACTTCCAAAGACCTACTATGACTTTATTGCTAAGGAAATCAGTGACCGCAATCCTGACATGGATGAGCAGGAGGAGCAAGATTTTTTGCCTCCTGCCTCGGGTGTTATCGAGGCGAATCCGCAGAGCTAATACCTGAGATCAAGGATGCGATTATGTGGCGCATCTATGGTAGCAAAAGCGACTACTTAAACGCACCACGATTAGAAACACAAAGGCAGTGGATACGTTACCAAGCTGAACAACAGTATGAGCAAGAGAAGCAAGAGCAGATAGAAAAGAAGCAAAGAGAGGAGTTTGAAAGAAACAAATGACCGACCTCTTTTTGCGCATCCAACTCCAAGCCAAAGATGCTGCTTCTGCTGCGGTAAAAGCGATAGGTGACAACCTCTCCTCTCTAGGCAATGTTGCAAAGGTTGGTCTAGGCAACGTCAGCAAAGCAGCATCTTTGGCTGGCACTGATATCTCTAAGCTCTCTAAGAGCCAGATAGATGCGTCCATAGCCGGTAAGCGTCTGGAGGTTGCTCAAGCAGGTGCTGCCATGGCTCTCAAGAAAGCTGAGGATATAGCGGCTGGGGGAAAGGCTTCCACTGAGCAGCTTACATTAGCTCAGTCCAGAGCCGCTTTAGCCGCTGAGAAGGTCAAGTCTGCTGAGCACGCGCTTGCTGGTGCTGTGCAGAAAGCATCCTCTGAGATGCAAGGCGGCGCTACCAAGACTATGACGCTCAAAGAGCACCTTGCATCACTGGAAACCACAGTAAGAAATACAAGCGGCGGATTCCTCAATTTTGCCTCAAAAGCCTCAATGGTCGGCATGGGCGTGGTCGGCCTGGCGCGAGGCGCTATAGATCTTGGCTCGTCTCTCCTTGAGCCATTGATGTCGTCCGAGCAGCTAGGCATAGCCTTTACTACTCTCATGGGCTCCGCTGAGGGAGCTGCAAAAGAGATTAAATCACTGAACACGTTCGCTGATATCACTCCATTTGAGCCAGGTCCAGTCCAGGAGTACGCTGCTCAACTCATTGGAATGGGTATCAGTGCGGATCAAACTATCCCTATTATGACGAGCCTGGGGGATGCTCTCTTTGGTATAGGGCACGGTACTGAAGCTGAGATGTCTTCAGTTGTCGATCAGATAGGCAAGATACGAGTAGCAGGTGTAGCTACGTGGGGTGATATTTCTCAATTGCAGACGCATGGTATTGATGCTTTAGGCGCTATGAGCCTGGCAACTGGCAAGACAAAAGAGTCGCTAAGAGACTTGGCTGGTAGTGGTGGCATACCAGCTAAAGATGCGATAGATGCGCTGACTAAAGGAATAGAGATGAATCCGCTCTATAAGGGCGGTATGGCTAAGCAGGCTAGCTCGCTAAGTGGGGTTATGTCGACTTTGGCGGGCTATGTAAAGAAAGCAACAAATTCTTTCCTTGGGCTTAATGAAGGAGGGCAAGTTGTTGCAGGCTCGTTGCTAGACAAGTTAAAAGGTGGCATTTCAGCAGTAGGGGCGGCTGTCCAAAATCCAGCATTCCAGAGCTTTGCATCAGGGGCTGGCAAACTGCTAGGTGATATCATCAAGCAAATAGGGGATGTTATCAAGTCCATTGATTGGGGCGCGTTTGCGGGTGATTTTGCTTATCTAGGTCAGCAAATTGGTATTGCGGCCCCAAGTGCTAATCAGATGAAAACAGCTATCAGTGACATAGGAGCAGTTTTGAAGACGGTTGTGACAGATGTGGGTAATTTTGCAAGAGGGTTAGGAGATGTCATCAAGTTCTTCAAAGAGAATGAAATAGCTGGTGATGCACTAAAAGCAGTACTTATTGCACTTGGTGTCATCATAGCGCCTATAGCTCTTATCATCGGAGGTCTGTTCGTTGCAAGCATGGTCAGTGCCACGATTTCAGCTATAGGGTTCGTCATATCGCTTTGGCCTATCTTTTTGGTTGTTGGCATCCTGGCTGCCGTCATCTTCGGAGTTATCCTGGCTATTCAGCATTGGGGACAGATCGTTGCATGGCTCCAAGGCGTCTGGGGTGCGTTCTCTAGCTGGTTTATGGGTGCATTAGGAGCAGTAGGAAACTTTTTCCACAATATATGGAATGGCATTGTAACAGGATTGACAGCAGCTTGGAACTTTATCGTCAATATTGTAAAAATTGGAGCGATGCTTGTTCTTGGCGCTATTTTTGCTCCATTTATTGCAATAGGCGCTTTGTTTGTTTGGCTGTATAACCATAACTACTATTTTAAGGCGCTAGTTGATGCAATAGTTGGGTTCTTCCAATGGTGCTTTATGTGGTTACAAGTTGCCTGGAGTGCCACAATTGCTTGGCTGTTTGGTGTTTGGCAAGGTGTAGTGGGAATTGCAGGTGCTGTTTGGGGTGCTGTAAGTGGCGCTATTCGTACTGGCTTTTTTGCCGCTATTGGTTTCGTTACATGGATCTGGGGAATAATATCATCAACTTTTTCCAGTGCTTGGGGTACATATATTGCCGGTCCTTTAGGGGCTTTGTGGCGCAATGTTTCAAGTGTTTTTTCTTCCGCGTGGGGAACCTATATAGCAGGGCCTATATCATCTCTGTGGAATAATCTGAGCTCAACGGTTGGAGGATGGGCAACACAAGCAATTCAGTGGGGAAAAAATTTGATTAATGGCATTATCCAAGGAATAAAAGATGCAGCAGCGGGAGTAGGTAACGCTGTAGCTGGAGCTGCCACCACTATCAAAAACTTCCTTGGTTTTCACTCGCCAACAAAAGAAGGTCCAGGACGTGAGTCAGGCACGTGGGCACCCAACTTTGTGAAGATGTATGCCAAGGGGCTTACTGACAATCTTCCTCTTATTGAGAGTGCTGTAAATAAGCTCTCAACTCCTATCGGTATTAGTGCCCTAAGCTCAAATAACGTCAGTGTTTCAAACAGTCTTGTTGGCAAGAGCCCAGCGTCTGGGGGAAGCTCGGTCACGGTAGTGAACAATCATTTTAGCGTGACCATCAGCGCCCCCGGGCGCTCTCGCAATGAAGCGCAAGAGATAGCGGACAAGGTAAAAGACGAACTGACAAAAGAGCTGAATAGAAGTGGTGTCTTAGTGTCCTGGGCATCGGGAGGGAAGTCATCATGACTCTAACCTGTGTCAATGGCTACGATATATCAAAGTACGTAGAAAATACTATAAACTTTGATCAAGCAATAAATGACCAGATCCCTAAAGCGGATTTTGATGTAGTTGACGATGGGTGTCTGCTCACGTTTGATTGGGCTATGGAGGTCATTCTCTGGGATGAGAACACATCATCTATCCCTGCTCACAACCTCGTTCCCATGCCGAATGTGACCCCAACCTGGTCGCTCAACAGTTCTCCGCTCAGTGGATTGTTTTCAGGCTTTCCAGGACTCACGCCAGTTATGACCTTCAGCAACACAACGTATAGCGGCGGAAACAATTGGGGACTAGCAACGGCATCCTCACCTACAGGATATATCCATCCTGGCCAGAGCTATATGCTGTCCATGTACCTCACTATCCCCACGCCGTTAGTGAACGCCCAGGCAATGCTCAAACTGGACTTCTTCGACCTGAATAACAACATCATAGGCGCGGGAAGTGTTCAGATAACGCTAAACAGTACTACGGCCAATGCTCGACAACGTGTGTCTGTGCAGGGCGTTGCTCCTGCTGGCGCTGCTCTTGTCAAAGGGAGCTTTGGGGGTACTGCAAGCGTAAGTGGAACCAACTCAGGCTCTATCACGTTTGATACGCCACAGCTTGAGCCGATGTACTTTAGCGACACTTCAGTTGATTGGAACATCAGTTACCCCACACCAAACTGCAACTATTATCAAGTAGATTGTGCTCAGATGCCGGACGGGACAACAAGCCGTGCATGTCGGATGTTTTCAGGATATATTGATGACTTCGAAGTGGATTATGACGGGCCGAATAGGAAGTGGCATATCTCTTGCGCAGGCCCTGGGGCTCAGCTTGAAAATGGGAATATCAACGCGGTCTTCACCGGACAGACCGACAGCACGATCCTCACCACACTGGTCAACTCCTATTTCAGTGGCCAGCTCTCGGTTGTCGCACCGAATAGCAGTAGCGCGGCCCCGATTCAGACAGGCATCGTCGAGGACAACATCACTTATAATGACAATTCTTTAAGAGAAGTTCTCAACGGCTTTACAGATAAATCCGGTTTCGTGGCCTTTATCGACATGTACTATGCCCTCAGGTATCAGCCTGAGTTCTACAACGTAGCCTCTTTTACTTTATCAGAAACACCAGATGAATCATCTTCTTTCCCGTATTCCGTCTATAACTACAAAAAAGATGGTACGCAGGTAAAGCGCCGTATCAAGATCACAGGCGGGAAAGGCATTGCTACAGCTTTTAAGCAATTTAGCGGGAATGGCTCTACCAAGATATTCACACTAGACTATACACCATATTCTATGAATTCTCTTGTTTCTGCGGGTGTTACTCAGCGTGTCGGCATAAAAGGTAGGGATGGATTTACGGGTCAATATGATGTATTGATGGACAAGATCGCCAAGACGATAGAATTCAATGTAGCGCCGCCAAGTGGCACTAACAACATAACGGCTGTTCATGGCTACGAGGCTCCCATGAGCACACAGGCTATCATGCAAGGCTCTGGGCTGCCCTCGCTGCCTGCGTATGCCATACCTCTCTTTGATGCGAAAGTCAACGACACGAACATCAATTCTCTTGTTAGTGCGACCCAGCGGGGTCTTGCTGAGATAGCCAAGAGTGGGAATCCGCGCGAGATCCTCAAAGCAACCTCTGAGCAGTTCGCACCGGCTGGTGTGGCTGTCTATATTACGCACACCCGTAGCGGCATCATCAACAAGCCATACGTCATTCAAAGCGTAAAAGGTAGATGCCTTGGCAATGGAATAAACGAGTATGATTATGTTCTTGGATCTTTTAATCCAAGTATCATTGATCACTTACGGAATGCTAACAAGGCCATGAACCGCTCTACAACGGTAAGCGGCGTAACAGCACCACAACAGATAGATGTAGTGGCAATTGAGATTATAGCTTATCGAGACTCTATTAGTGCCACACCAGTGGCAAGCTATAGCACAAGTGTTTACGGAACTGCGCACTACGGCACGTCGGCTTACGGCGGATCTACAGGTGTTTACGGCACAGCTCGATACGGGCAATCGACAGTTTACGGGTGATTATGTTTAAGAGAAGAAAAAACACAATAGAAGAAAATATCAAGGTTGTCGGTATCGTCAAGGTACGTGAGTTGCCTGCTGGGTGCTCACGTGAAGATTTTATGGAATGGTGGCCGCGTCTCACTGAAAAAGAGAGAGAACGCCACACCGTCTATGAGCATAAAAATATCTTGACGACGGTAGGGCGTAACCAGTTACTCAATTTCATAGCATCAAATAATGCAGTTATCGGTGCTTTTGCTCAGTTTTTCAGCGTGGGGACCTTGCCTATCACATCAGTTAGTCCTGGGGATACTCAGGTGCAGACGGAAATCTTCAGGGCCGTGCCGACATTGATCACGCTTACAGGACAGCAAGTGAATATCAGCACGTATTTCGGTCCCAGCCAAGCGAACGGGAATTATTCCAATGGAGGGTTATACGGCATTAACGCAACCTCTACGCTTGGAACTGGCACACTCATGACACACGCATTATACGTATATAGTAAGCAAAATGGTCAGGCTATAACAAATGATTATTTGAATATAGTTCAGTGAGGTTAGACAAAAATGGCTCTTAATACGGTCACAACTGGCAACACAGTTTTGGCAGCCGATATTAACCAATTGGTGCAGGTTTTACAACGTAGTGCAGGGCAAACAGAAACAGGGAAATACGTCCTTTCCGGTGGCGTTTATGGAAATAATGCAAGTGTTGCAGAGTATTGTGACTCGCTAAACCGCACTTCGACGCCTTCAAGTATAAGTGTCGACACGGCAGACCAAGCTGCAGGCGGTGGATGTACAGGAGTCGGTACGTCCTTCTTAACCGCCAATGGGTTCCAAGTATTTGAAACATCCACAACTGGACCAAATACCAATGGGCATGCGGCGGGAAACTATACGATTCAATTTTAGTAGAACTGAAAGTAGAAATAGAGGGTGACAATAAGAAAAAGACAAAATACGATCACAGCAATATGATCAGCAACTTTCATGTATGACATGCTCCTCCCCTAAATGTTCTTAGGGCATTTTATCATATTAAGTGGAGAATAACAATGTTAGAACAAATAACACAAGAAGGCATGATTCACTGGAAATGTGTGGGGGATGAGGGAGATTGCCAGACCATGCTTTCCGCTCATATATCAACCCTTGAATACGTTTTGCCATCTGGATTTGATGGACCCAACGGCGCGACCGTCTCCCTTCCACCTTGCAAGGAGTGCGATACACGGTGCTTCTTGAAGGCCGACTATAGCTTGAAAGAACTATTCAAGCTGACATACACGGTTGTGGACCCGATGGGCAATATTAAGGGGTATGCTTTGCCGTTGTCTCATGTTCGCAATCTCTTAGCGCATCATGCTCTCTATCAACTGGGCAAAGCTGAGCATCCGCCTATACTGCCTATGCCTAATGAGGGCTTTCTTGAGCAGATGGCACCATTAGGAAACACGGATCTAGCCTACTCGCTCTGGTTTTCTTGGGCACTACTCAAAGAACGTGGGCAGATGATTGCAAGCTTTGATCAATTTTATCTGGGAATGGTTGCACCAGTAGTAATTCCTGAGAAAGGGGACTCTCATGCCAATCAAATCCATTCATGATGATGGGAATATCTACAATAAATGCGTGAAATGCGGCAAAGAAGTCACATTGCATGTGTCAGATCCGCAGCTCCAATATGTGGAGAACTCGGATATGGTCCAGCTTCCACCATGTGTGTGTGGCTCAATCACCTCGCTCAGGACAGAATTTACTGATGAGGAGCTGCAAGCTGATAACCTAATCACTTATGGCATGGTCCCAGAGGAAACGACTCTCCCACATGCTATCACTGGTGAGCCGGTCCCTGTGCTCATACCAGCCTACAAGCCGATTGGTGCCAACCCTTTTGCAGAACAAGCCAGGGAGTTGAAGAAGCAATTAGAGAAGGTGAATAAGAAGCCAAAGAAAGATAAGGACAAGGAGAAGTAGCTTATACAGGATTGGAGTGATGATGAAGAGATACATATTGAGAGCATTTGGAGGAATCTTAATAATTGGTGCACCGTCTCCTCCTGTAACTATTCCGCCTACAAATGTGACACTTTACGTTCGGAAGGGCAATATCACACTACGGGTTCGCGAGGGTGACAATGAGAACAGTAGTCCCAATTGATGATTTTTCACCTATTATGCAGGGTGATACGAAAAATCCATTTTCTGTTCAAATACGCAATACCTATGATGGAGAGCCTGTTGATGTGTCAGATGCAACTATATCTATGACTATGCAGAATGTGGCCGATCCTTCAGATATTAAGACTTGCCATGGCACTTGGACTAAAGATCCTGATGATGGCAGTAAGTTTTTTTATAAATACCAACCAGGAGATGTAAACGAGCCCGGATCTTGGAAGATGCGAGTGAAAGCTTCGTTTGGCAGTGACCCTGTCCATCCCGACGACGGAAAAGGCAATTTTAAGATCTTGGTAATTTTACCCTTATCAGAAGGAGCATAGCACATGGCCTTCGGATCTAACCCAACGACAACAACACAATCAACGTTGCCAGATGATCAAATTTATACGAGTAGCGTTGCTGTACCAAATACTGCTAATGGAGATCTGACAGCACTAGAAGGCGGTCCTTCCAGCACAGACACCAATGGTAACAAAACCGCGCCCGCTTCGATGTACATCAAAGATGGCGGAGACGTTACGCAGGGTGCAAAAGCAGATACAGCTATCACAGATGCCACAACAGCAAATACAAAGATGTCCTTTCTTAAGGGCTTAGTCAAGATATTTGCTGATATCTGGGATAGTGTCAACCATCGCTTGGGGGTAGCAGACATCGAAGCTTCAGGCTATGTCAGTGCTACTAGTCCTCCTGCCACAACAAATGCAGGCAGTGATACTATCTATACCTTCAGCTCACAAGTCAATCGTGTTATCATCCAGAACAACACTTCAGCTAATCTGAACTTCGATTTTGATCAAGCGGCAAGTGCTGGATCTTTCTTAGCTCTACCAGGAACAATGATCATCTACCCAAAGCAATGTACTGTGCTACATCTCTATACAACAGGAGCACAAAACATCAATGGGAGCACAGCAGTGAATATTGTCGTGAGAGGGGCATTATGACATGGGTGTAACATTCTTCGTTCCAACTATTCCTTCTCCGCAGTACTGCTACTTACCGTCACAATGGGACACCGCGTGGAAGAACGCCAAAGCAACGATTGCAAACCAAAAGGTAAGCGTTGTTGGCATTGGGGACTCAATTACGGCAGGGCAGGGATCAACAAATATCTTGTCTGCGTCGTGGTGGGCACTTCTCAGGTCCGCTATTCTTGCAGCCAATAGCAATTTGCTAGGCGGGGACCATTACGGCATGATCTACGGACCTGCCTCTATCGGCTATAATCCGGCAGGATCACCCTTGACCGTTAATGGCGTGAAGGGGACGAATTACGACTGGAATTACAACGCTTTTAATTCGTCTGTGTCCAACACAACGGCGCAGACGCCTTTTATCTCAGTAACGCCATCGTATGCCGTCATAGGCTTTGATGTCCTCTATCTGGATCTCTCACCTGGCTCACCGGCTTGGACTTACAATATTGACGGCGGATCAAACACCAATGTTGTATGTAGTGGGGATGGAACAGCCGCGAACTCACAAATCAAAAAAGTCTCTATCACTGGTCTCGCGGCTGGCACGCATACACTCAATATTAATGCATTTTCTAGCGGCTATCGATGCAATATTGTTGGCGTCACTGCCTATGCTGCAACGTCTGGCTTGTGCTTTGCCAATATGGGCAGCTCGGGTATGGGTCTGGTCAATGGCTATACCAGCTCGCAGAATAATCTGACCGACACAACGGGGTATCCGCCTGATAGGCTAGCGCTCTACCAAGGCTACACAGGGACAACAGCAAGCCCATCTGCATTATCAGGTCTCGGATTTCCAACGCAACCCGATTTAGCAATCATAGCATTTGGTGTAAATGATGCTTATAACGGTACAACGCTTACACAGATGAGAGATAGTATTGCTCGGCTTGTGTGGTCTCTTCGCTACGGTAAATCCGACGCATGTAGCATCGTCATCGTGGCGATGTTTGCCCCTGATGGTACTGCCAGTACTTCGACGTCGGTCGCAAATAATGACTATGGCAGCGGAGCCACCGCCTATCGCGACTTGCGTGCAGCCATGCTCCAGGTCGCACAGGCCGAGATGTGCGCTTTCGTTGACGTACATGGACTTTTTGGACGTTTTGTGGTGACCAACGGATGGATCACAAGTACAAGTGATCTCCACCCAGCGCCAGCGGGGCATCTAAAAATAGCAAATTTGCTTGGAACGATTGTTTAAAGAGGTGTCCACGGTGCAATGGGACAGGAAAGTGGTTGTTTAGGGAATAGCGTTAGTAGGAGGTCTTCACATGAAATTCGATACCAATGGCTGGCTAGATGGGGCCATAGAGATTGACTATCTCAACAAGTCAATGGATAGACAGGGACACAAAATTACCCATCTGGTGATCCATGGCACTGCTGGAGGTTCGTCAGCCCAAGGCATTGCGAATTACTTTGCAACGAGCGATGTCGATGCTTCTGCTCATATTGAGGTAGATCAAGCCGGCATTATTGCTCAAGGAATTCCACTCTCTCTGGCTGCATGGGCAAACGGAGTTATCACCCCAGGACATGCATCCTACATTCGAGAGGATGTCAATCCGAATCTCTATACGGCATCAATTGAGTTTGTAAAGTCCTCAACAGACAATTCAAACGCGTTGACACCTATTCAGCAAAAAGTGGGATTTGAGCTTATCAAGTGCATTTGTGACACCTATAACATTCCTAAACGTGCAGGTGACGCAAAAGGAGGAGTCATAAAGCACGCTGATATTGATCCAGTGAACAGGGCTCGGTGCCCGGGGAACTTTGATTTTCCTGCTCTATGGACATATCTACAAGGAGGAAATAAACCTATGCCTACACAGCCAACCACAAATCAAGACACTGAAGCACGATTGTGCTGGGCCAGCTTCTTTACGGCCATAGGGCAAACACCACCACCAACGGGATCGGGTATATTCCAGGCATGGCTCTCGGATTGGGTGAATTCGGGGAAGCAGTACGGGCCACCGATCACACACGAGTACGATAGCAACGATTGGTCTGGCAACCATATTGTGGCACAAGAGTTCGCACATGCAAGATGCGAGTGGAATGGTGCTGCGATGTGGTACGGGCCGAACGGGAAGATACAGTAGTGAGGCTCCATGCCGGAAAACGGAAGTGACCCACGCGTGGAAAGACATGAACAAATCTTAGAAAAGCTGGTAGAACAGCAAATAAGGACAGAGGAACTTTTAAAAGCAACAATCCAGAGGACAACGGATCATGCTCAGGAAATTAAAGATATCAAGAAGGAAGGCGTTGATATCGGCAAAATTCTAGAGAAAATGAACTTAAAGTTCAACATCATTCAATGGGTTGTTGTTGCTATTCTTGCCGCTATCATATCGTCTATCGTCCCACATGTACTTAAGTGAGGTAAAGCATGTACAGCGTGTCTGATGCAGCTTTGCTCGTAGCAAGCATTATCGGCATCATCCTTCCACACCTTTTTTCAAAGACAAAGATTGTTGTGTACTTCGGTGTCGTAACAGTAACTTGTATGTTCCTGTCCTCAATTATAGGAGCTTACATCATACACATGTTTTCGGACATCGAAGCAAACACACTTTTTACGCGCCTCTTCATCGTGATAGGCATATCGAACGTCGTGTACACCTTTGGCCAATTTGAAATGATGCGACGTATGGGTATCACGCGCGAATCGTTTGACGAGGCAAAGAAGAAGTACAAGGAGGAGCATAAATCATGACAACTCAACAAATCGTGCAAATCATTCAAGCTCTTATCCAGAACGTTATCTGGCCTCTTGCGCTGTTTCTCTTGCCTTGGCTCTTCGGGAAGGTCATCAGTCATCTCCCGATAGTCCGGCAAATCATTATCACCGGCATCGTCAAGCATGGTGTACAGATGGTCATGCAGAAATTTGGCAACCTTACACCAGAGGAGAAGAAGAAGAAAGCTGAGGACGCTATCTACACGCTTGCAAGCTTCTTTGGTATCACGCTCGACCCTGCCGTGGTCAATACCATTCTAGAATCGATCGTCTGGGAGACCAAGCAATCTCAGGTAGTCGAGACGACACTCACAACCTCTCCTCTACCTGCAGTTGAGAAACCGAAGCTCGCTTGACCAGACCTGTGCTTGTCCTATAGAATGTGTGTACCAATCCGTTGCCTCCAACGCAGAAGTTTAAGATTGCTCAGTTTGCACGGATTGGTACCTTCTTTTCGAGAAATTCATGCAAGAACCACCACCATTCTACAGTCTTGAAACAATGCATTCTGCACCTGTTGTACTTCCTATGCCTTCTACACAGGATGTGCGAATTCAGCCTGCAATGCAGGGACAACACACGTGTCAGTGTCAGCACACTTGTAAATTCAAATGGTTTCCTTTTGTGCTTATCCTGCTTGTTGTATTGGCATATATCATGATCATCACAACAATACTCTTTCTGAAGCTGGTTTGAGCAACAAAAAAGAGCACCTTTCGATGCTCTCCCATCTCTTCGTCTCGCTGCTTAAGCGGCTTGTGCCTCTAGCAGCTTGTTTAACGTCTCGCGTCTAATTCTGTACACTTGACGCTTGAACTGATGAGGCAAACCAATAGCCTCTAGCACGCCGTATTTAATCCAACGTCGCACAGTTGTCGCGTCAACACGTAAAATTTGAGCTACCTCACTCACGGTTAATAAATCGTTCATGATATTCTCTCCTTCTAAGGTTTCTATCTGCTATACAATCTATGCCGTTAGTATAGCAATACTTGTCAACTTATGCATACTTCTGCTATACTAGCCATGAGGCAATTCCGCCTCGACACAACGAGGAAATAGATATTGCTGCAAAAGAGCTGAGCGCGACTTTCTGCTTGGCTCTTTTGTATTACAGCACAAAATTGACACTGTGCCGTCTCCAGAACGCTATCGCCTCCTCTTGTTGCTCCAAACTCAACCATCTCTCAACATCTCCAGTCCTACCACCAGGCTTAGGTCGCTCTATCGTCTCAATCCTGTCTCCCTGTATGCCTGACGTACAGTGTCGCCACATTGTTGCTCTATTTACCCCATGCAGAGCTGCAAATTCAGCCATGAGCAGCGAACCTTCTGGTATTTCATCTGGTATAGCTCTATTTGCAATTGTAGACCTATTCTGAGTCTGTATCTTCTGAGTGTCCTGTGTATCGTTATCAAAACGATAGAGGCCCTGTTGTGTCTGTGGTGAGTACATAGACTGGCTGTGACTGTCTCTATCAGACTGTGTCTGTTCTAGTTCTGCTACACGTTTTTCAAGCGCATCGAGCTTAGCTAGTATGTCTCTCTCTGCCTGAGACTGTCTGTCATCTGGTGTCTGAGACTGTCCAAATTGTGCTTTCTCCCGCTCTATCTCCAGACGGAAGTGCTCAACTTGCTCTTCAGAGATGAGCAGGCGTCCTGACTCTGAATGCTCAGCTTTGAGCTTACCCTTCTCTACCCATCTCAGCAATGTTTTATAACTAATACCTATACGTTTAGCTGCACTGAGGCCATTATGGTACTGCATGTGTCTCTCCCTGTCTCAGTAGTATCGAGTCAGAGATTGCCATTACCTCAGCTACGAGTCAAGCCTATTCTTGTGTAATTCTCCATCGTTACGGCATCTGCTCACACTCGTTTTGATTCGCGTACCGTATTTGCATCTATCTATCGTATTATTGAAAGGATGTTCTATTCATGAAACGTTACACAGCATTCTTTGCTATCTTGCCGTTACTGCTCATTCTTGCAGCTTGTGGCAAATCGCAGTCAACAACAACGAATTCAACACGAGCAGGGCAAGCAACGCCTACGGTAGCACCACCACATTTCTACAAGGTTGGTGAGACAGTTACTATGCAACCGTGGGAGATTACTCTCAAGTCGGCGAAGCCTGCCGATATAGCAACATACTTGCCACCTGACGAGTCCCTGCCAAACACAAAGCCCGATGATCGGCTGCTTGTCCTTGGGGAACACGTGAAGAACATCTCATCGCAGGTGCAGCCGTGGTCTAACACGCAGATCCATCTGCAAAATGACACTGGAAGTGATGATTATGGCTACATCATGGAAGGAAAGGATATTAGAGGGTCGATCTCTCCAACAATGCAGGGAGATGGGCTGGAAGCATATATTATCCCTGGCGATGTCCATCTTTTCTATTGGACATACACAAGCAACGACGGGCTACAACAAGCTCTCTGGCAGATTAACATCTAGCTGTCAGGACGCATTGTCCATATGCTATACTGAAGCTACCACTTACGCTAGCAATTCTATCCAATGGGCTACGAAGCCAGAGCAGTCTCTTTAGTTAGGGGCTGCTTTTTACTGTCCTCGCGAGGCACTTGAAGAAATACGGCATCCTATTCGGTCTCCCCTGGCTGTTCTGCTTCTTGATGCTCGCCTTTTGTGCTAGTTCTCTCGCTGTTCTCATGGCCTCTATGAAGCTACTTGGGTCGATACCAGAGTCTCTATAAATCCTATTGGCTTGACTCACGTTCTGTCCTATGTGCTCATTATCTCCTAAGTCACGTGAGAAGTCCTCTATTCGTCCTCTGATGAACTCTGGAGTGCGTTCGTTTTCCTCTTCAAGAAAATTTTCAGATGGATGGCTAGTTCGAATTACATTCTCATAGGTTATTTCTTCAGGTTGATTCTCGAGTTCGTTCTTCGATCGATCTGTATAGCTTTCAGGTCTGGACTGAATACTATTCACCTCCATCTGCATAGTATTCAGGTCCCCCTGTATAGTATTCAGATCATCATTGACTGATAGCATCTTGAGTTTGTAAGACCTTTTCTTGCGTCCAGGGTCGCTATTATCCTCATCGCACACAAGCAACCCGTGCTCAACTGCTAGTTTTAGTCCAGCGATAACAGCTTTCTCAGTGAGCCGAATTCCACAATCCATACGAGTTCCATCACGCCGCTTGCGTCCATTCATAAATTCATCGAGAGTGATATGTTTGAATTGATCGTACTCCTGAAACCCCCACGTGTGTCTCATCACATACATCACTGCTTTCAACTCGGAGAGGTTTTCTATGCTGGCTACTATGTCGATCCATACGTTAGGGAGGCTTGAATACCCATCGCTTAATATCTCCCAAGGAAAGCCTTCAAATACAGGTCGCTCTCTATTGCGCTTGTCTTGCCTTTTACGTTTTTCTTCTTCCATGATGCTGTCTTCAATCTAGCTATGAGGAGGTTAAAAAGAGGCCAAGGCATTGTTCTACCTTGGCCCTAAATCATCGCGAGGTCTATTTGCTCTGTTTGGCTCGTGCCCATCGCTCAAAATAGCTGGGCACATTCTGAAACTCTATAATTGCGCGTGCGATGTGGCTATCTCCGTCCATTGTCGAGATGATGAACTCTACAGCATGCTCATCAATGGCTTTCAGCTCTTCGTAGGCCTGTCCCATGCGCTCCATGTGGAGTGAGATGACGTCATGTTGTGCTGAGCCCTGTGAGAGGCCGTACAGTCCCGCGTAGGCTGCATCTCGTTCAGCTTGGATCTGCGTTCGAAGGCGGGCAACTTCAGATTTCTGTTGATCTTCCATGATGTTCCACTCTCCCTACGCATAAATACCGAATGTTTGGATGTATTCATTTCGCTTTTGAGCTGCAAGATGACTTTGCTGTTCGAGTGGGGTCAATTCATACCAAGACCAGACACCAAAGCGTCCATTGTGCCAAGTTGAAAGGATGCTCTTCTGCTCTTGCTGAGCTTCACGACGTTCGCGGCGGGTTGATAATGAGGCGGAATTCATGTAATCTTTCCTTAGTGTTAACTAGAAGTCTTTTAGGCTTCAAACTTAGGCTCGTTCTCTGTTCGTAGCAGAGGCGAGCTTTCTTTTTGTCCTCAATTAGGACTCTTCTATAATATATGATAACTTGCATTTTGTCAAGATATTTGTTACGATAATTTTGCTAGAATTATGTCTTGACAAATATTCAAAGCTGTGGTAAGATATGACCATCCTAAAGAAAGGAGGCGGCTATGCCAACTCTAAGAGAACTAAGAGAGCAAAACTACATCAGCAGAAAGGTGTTGGCTAAAGCGGCTGGTGTCTCTGAATCCACCATCGTGCGGATGGAAGAGGGAGTAAAGCACACAACTGAAGAAGTTGCCGAGAAGGTCTTAGATGCTCTTGGTAAGAAGATTGGGCGTCAGCTCACGATTAGTGATATTGAGGGACTGAATTTCTACAATGTCATGAGAGATCGGAAGCAAAGGACAAAATCGAAGGGTGACGACGAGGCGGCATAGCCCCCGGCCCGTGGCATCAGTTAGGCCGATAACCCACGAGCCAGCAACTACTTAGTGAAAGTATAATCGTATTGCAGATATGCTGCAATGGACAGGTGTTCTAGAAGGATCTATAGCGTGAAATGCCTAGTGTACAAGATTTGCAATAGTGTCAATGATAAGCTCTATATCGGGATTACAAATAACAGTCTCGACTACAGATGGGAGCAACATAGGCATACAGCAGGTAGCAGACGTTCTCATACTTCACTTTATGTGGCAATGAAAGAATATGGTAGAGATCAATTCTGGATTGAGCAGATTGAGGAGAGAGATGGGACCAATGCAGAGATGTTTGGGAGAGAGCAGTACTGGATAAGGCTCTTAAACACAGCAGTCCCGTATGGCTACAATGAGCATGTACACAAGCTTTCAGACACAGATATCGCTATTATTCGCTACAATTCTTATAGAATGAAGTGTAGGGAGTACGCTGAGTTATTCGGTGTGCAGCTATCTATGGTACTTGTGATCAGATCTAAGAAGGAGTATTTGAGGTCACATAAACATGTAACAGAAAAAGATCTCCCTTCAGATCTAGAAGCATATGCAAAAGCTATGGGCCATGCGCAGACAAGCGGGTGACTCTCTACAACAAAAAAGATGTGGATAGTTATAAAGTCGGAGGTAGGGGGAGAAAACCTGCCAAGGATGAAAAGCAAGCTAACGCGGCCTAGCCCTCTGGCCTGAGCTCTAGTCCGAGCGAAGGATACAAAGCGCAGGCCAAACAGACTATCGTTATAGAGTATAACTATGATTGTAGTATTTATGCAACAAACTAGTGTTCTAGAGAAGGAAGGAGGTGAGAATGCAAGATCCCAAAATGGAGCTCTTAGAGAGCCAAATAGCTGGACACATCGAGCATTTGACACAAGAGATGCGAGACTCGTTTCGCCAAGTGAATAGTCGACTTGAGAAGCTTGAGACGGCGGTGACAACTGTTACCAATACGCTCACAGATCATCGAGAGACGCTCTTGAGTCATGGACAATTGATCAGGGAACAGAGTCGACGGATGGATGCAATAGATGGGAAGCTCGATCAAATCTTGCAATTCATGAAGAAACAGCAGGAAGGAGGTGAGCAATAGATGCAAGGAGCATTCAGCAAGTGCACAATTCGCTTGGTAACGCTGCTGACAGGTATTATAGTGACTGTGCTAGGCGTGATGCATATAGCGTATCCGAGTATGAGTGCTGTATGGACGCAATGGCAGTTGATGGTAGAGTCGATCTATCTTGGGTATATAGGCGTGTATGTTGGCTCCGATTGGTTCGCTGACTCTCTCAAGTCGAGAGAGCAGGAAGCGAGGTGAGATGAGCAGATGGCCGCGTATCGATGTAAAAGGCACGTTTGGCGCATTGACGCTTATGATTAGTGCTGAGACAGGATGGATGCATTTGTATGATCAGGATGACAATATCGTCCTGACTCAAGAAGACGCCAAGGTGCTCTTGCCGCACCTTCAGAGATTTGCGGAGACAGGCAAGATTGAGCAACAGGAGGGAAGCAAGGAGCTATGAACAAAGTGCAAGCAGCCATAGCTCGTGAGACGGCCAAGAAGATCCGGCCTTGGTTCTTCAAGATGGCAAACATGGTACAGTTTCTTGTCGATTTGCCTGACGAGCAGTATGAGCAAATGGATGCTTTTACTGCTGAAGAGCTCCTCACGGGGAAGTTAGACAACTGCTATGACGAGGTAAAAGCTCTTGTGTCGAATATGCTGCTTGAGATAGCAAAAGGAGGTGAGAGAGAGTGGGTATACCTCAGAGATATAGGCGCATCAGAAGTGCCTTTGCCGAGAAGTTGATCCCCACGTCATATCTCTTGGAAGAGAAGGCAGAATGGGAACGGCAACTTGAGTGCGCACGCAATGGCGAATACGAGAACAACGAAGAGGTTATCGCAGACGCCACTGAAGAGATAGCGAAGTATAACGAGGCATTGGCGCGTCGTCAGGAGCAAGCGAAGCAGAAGCAGGAAAGGGGTGAGTCGTGAAAAGTTTTAGTGAAATTGAAGAGCTGAAATCTCAATGGGAGTCAGATCCTTGTTGGGACATTGAGGATACTGAAGGGTTTGAGGACCATGAAGAGGAACTGAAGTTTCATCGCAAGCAGAAAGAGGTTGAATGGCACCTGCAGGCAATGCAAGAAGTAAAGGACAAGGCTGCTGAGCTTGGTTGTCCTGATAATTTGGAGCTTGCAAGATATGTCATGGCTCTTGAGGCTCGTATTGAGAAGTTGGAAGGAAAGAGCGAGTGAATGACGCCCTGGGCCGAATCGAGAAGCTCGAAGAAGAGGTACGTAAGCTCAAAGAGCAGCACACTGAGCCCGTCAAGACAGTTCAGAGGCCTGGGATTGAGAGCACGCTTGAGAACCATACAGAGCTGCTGAAAGAGATCTCTACCAAGCAGGATGAGCAAGAGCAGCAACTCACGCTTATCTATACTGACGTGGGTCATATGAAAGCTGATGGAGGAGTGCTCAAACAGCAGGGGCTAGAGACAAGAGCTGACATCACTGCGATAAAGGCTACTCAGAGTGATCATGGTGAATTGTTGCAAGAGATGCAAAAGACAATCTCTGAGAGCGCTGCAAAGGTGAAAGAGACGCTTGAGGCGTATGATACTCGGCTCGACATTCGAGATGAGAAGTTCGATAAAGTCGAGCGCAGTCAGAGACAGCAGTCAGAGCAACTCAACAAGCAAGGTGAGATGTTGCAAGAGCTTCTCGACTGGGTGCGAAAGCAGAAAGGAGAGGAATGAGCAGATTTCACAAACTTATAGTAGAAGACACGATAGAGGCTGAAACTGCACAAGAGTTATCTGACAAAATGGATGACCGCGTTCGGGCTGAGGGACTTAACCCTGATGATTTTGATTGCAAAAGTTACTGGTGTGATAGATGCAATTGTTATCATCACGTTAGTATCTATCCGTGTAGTGAGTAACTGAAGCGCCCTCTCCTGAAGGCCGGGCAAGCTGATCAGGAGAGGGCTAATCCCATAAGCAAGCTATGGGCCTGGTTTTATAGTAGCAGATACCTGCAACTGATATCCGGCCCGTCGAACATCGAGAAAGGCCGGATTTTATTATGTCTAGAGATGAATTGAGCTTAGAGGAGAAGGTAGTCATGAAACCAATAAAGGTTATGCAGATTGCTCTTACAGTACTGATGGCTTTTATGACTGTTCTGCTCTTAATAGAGCATCAATCATATGGTTATGCAATGGCCGCACTTACGCTTATAGGTTTTATGTCAATTTTTGCCAGATATCCAAGTAGAGGGGGGAGATAGTCAGACATGGGAAAAGAATCGCCACTTGTGCATTTTTGGCATACATTCTGGGCCGGGGTATTCTTCCTACTCATATCCTCATACAGCATTGGAAGCACTGAGAGTTGGATAAACGGTGGGGATGCGCAGAACGTGCGACCGTCTTTTAGCGTATTCTGGCAGCCATATGATTTGTGGAATGGCGTTTATGCAGGACGGGCTGCTATAGCGGTACTTATCGCCTTTTTCTCCTGGTTCTGCTGGACGGGAATCGCCTTTTACTTTGAGGCGTACAAGATGCATTTGAACGCAATGCACAAAGGAGCAGGCGGCACATTCATCACTATCACTTGGATATTGGTTGCAGTTGACTCCTATGCCAATTGGGTAAGTGTTTCGACATGGAATATCGCATGGTACTGGCAAATTGTCATTTCTGTGGCTCTGGGCATGGGACTCATGTACTTGGGTCATTTTGCAATTACTCATTTTCTTAAAGGCTTGAACGGAATGAAAGGAGGGAATTAATCATGGAAGATAACGGAGAGAAGCTGAAACCGAAAGTCGAGTTGACACCCAATGCAAAGGGGGCGCTAGCAACGGGTGGCGGAATTGTTGCGTTCGATGTCTTGACCCATGCCGGTCCAACTGGTCTTCTTCTGGCTGGTATTGGCACATGGATCATGGCCCGCCACACGTCAGATTTTATCTATCAGAAGGATAGATTGCTTGCGCATTTTGTGCGGTCACATGCTACAGAAAACGAGCATGTGACACTTGAGCAAGACCATAGCTTTGCTGATCGTTTGCTTGGTCGTCACCAGAATGTGGATCGTGGCAATGAGAGCCATGCATCTGATGAGCGCAGCCTTGGGGATCGCCTACTTGGAAGATCTCCTAATCTCAAGAAGAATGTCACCCAGCCGAGAGCACAAGAACAAGTCCCGAATGGAACTATTCTCATTGGCACCGACACAAGGGAGAGAAGTGTCTATCGGTCATGGGCACAACTTAAAAGCGTGCTTATTCTAGGGCTGGCTGGTCTTGGAAAGTCGAGTACAGCATCCTGGTTGGTAGCGCAAGCGATCAGGGACGGCGCATCTATTGTCCTCATTGACAAGCATGGCCGCTCTGATGAGTCTCTCACTGCAATGCTTGCTCCATTCGAGAGCTTCTTTGTGCGTCCGCCTGCATACCGGCCTGATGATGCTTTCAAGAACGCTCAATTCGTGAGCCAAGAGCTTGAAAGCAGGATAGAAGGCGATACATCGTGTGATGCACCTCTCGTATTGGTGATTGACGAGTTTTCGGACATTATGCGACAAATCAAGCAAGGGGGCCAGTGGAAAGAGACAGGTCAGGAACTGGCATCACTCATTGAGGAGATTAATACCCAGGGTCGCAAGTACAACGTCTTTGTGATCGCAATTGGTCAAATCACGAATGCGTCGCGCAGCGGAGGGACTGAGATTAGGGACTTGTTTAACACGCGGATGCTGCATGCAATGCGAGAAACTCAGGCACAGATGGTACTACCTGAGTATAAACAGCAGGTGGCACGGCTTGAAAAAGGCCAGATCTTTCTCGACATGGAAGGCAGGGACGAGCCATTCATGGTCCAGGTTCCGCTTCTCTCGGCCAAAGAGATGAAAGCTATCGCCTCACAGTGCCAAACTCGACTGAAGGAGCAATTGGATGAGGACGATTTTGAGGAGGGCAGAGGCTATGACGATGAAGGTATGGACCCATTGCCGATGAAGCCACCAGTAGTGAAATATGAGCCTGCTAAGAGGCCAGCTATCGTACTTGCTAGCAAGTACGATAGAGCAATACAGGCATGGAACGATGGAAGCAAGTCAATTAGAAGACTTGCCGAGACGATGGAATTAAACTTTAATCAGGCAAGAGATCTGATTAACGATATGCACAACAAAGGATTTATTAACAAGTATGAAAGGTGATTATCGGTCTGTGTGACTGTGTGTGTGAAGGATAATTAAGCTCAAAAATCCGAGTTTGCGTCCGCACACACACACAGTCACACAGACGCCCGTAGGAGGAAAAGAGTATGAACTATACCGGATGGCATAGACTTAGGGACTCAAGCTGGGTAACAATCGCGTGGGAATGGCTGCAAAGTCTGTTAGGTCGAGCAGTCGACTTCGTGCTATGGGTCACAATGATATTTGCGTGCTACCAGTTGATACCGGGCGCTCCGGTCCCCGCAACTAGTATCAGCGTCTTTATGTTTGTGCTGCAATTCGTAGCACTCGACATAGGCGGCATGGGGCTCAGGCAACTAGCACAAAGGCATGGGTTGGAAAAGGGTGCCTATACTTATAAAATAGCGAATGCGTGTATTGCTGTTACCTTTGCTACTCTCATCTTTGCAGGTTTGCAGCACGCCACAACTATTAATCCTGAGCTTACCACGTGGGTTGAGGTTATCCTGGTCATTGCCAGGTCTGGGCTAACGGTTCTCTATGGCCAAGCAATTCGGGCTCTCAAATTCGTTGAACAGACGGAAGATAACGAGATAGCAGCGCTGCAAGAAGAGATGTCCAATCTTCGTCTTCACGTGTCCAATGAACAGCAAAGGGTGTCCAGTTTGCAGACGCAATTGGACAGTGAGAAGAAAAAAGTGTCCAGTGTCCAATCAGAACTCGAGAGACGGGTATCCGATTTGGTGTCCAGTGGACAGGCAGGGGTGTCCAGTGTCCAACTAGAATTGGACAGAGCAACGACAGAGGTGTCCAGTCTACGCATTCAACTGGACGGGAAAGAGCAGCAAATTACCAGCCTTCAAGAGGCACTCGGAAGCGGTATGAAACTGCATGAGAATAGCACTCAGCAGATTGTCTCCAGTGTTCAGAGACAGCTAGATAAAGCTCTTACTGATGTATCGAGCCTTCAAGAGCAGGTGTCCAGTGGACAGCAAGAAATAGTGAATTTGCGCGGCCAATTGGACAGCGAGCGCATGAAGGTGTCCAGTCTGCAAGATCAACTGGACAGTCAGAGGGTGTCCACTACTCCTCAAAAAGTGTCCAGTTTCGTGTCCAGTGGACAGTCAGAGGGTGTCCAATTGGACACTGAGGAAAAGGAGCAAGATATCTCAGAAAGCACCATTGAAGAGCAGATACGCGCTATTCTTGTAGAAGAGCCTGGACTATCGGGTAGAGCTATAGCTGCAAGGGTTGGATGTTCACCAACAACAGCGTCTACTTGGAAGAAGGCTATTGAGCAAGAGCTATCCATAGTACCGCATTTACATGTCGTTAATGAATGATATAATTTAGCAAGCACACGGTCCGATTCGCACTCGGGCCTCTCACCAGTAACACCTCTCGTCAGCCTGACTTCCTCTCGTGAGGTGCGCAGTGAGAATAGCAATAGAGATAAGAGGTAGTAGAACATATGTACTGAAAGGAGAGTTTGATGGAAGACTTAGGACTAAAAGAGTATGAGGCATGCTTAAGTTGCCAGTCACCATCAGATCTGAAGTGCCGATTATGCCAATGCTGGTTCTGTTGGCAGTGTGTTGAACACTATCAGTTTATGAGCATATTTGGAGCATTGCATGAATATACGCGGTACCCAAGAATAGGGTACATATGCAAGGACTGCAAGAGGAATGTAGAAATGCACAGGAATATGCTAGCGGGTGTGATGAGTGAAGAGGAGGTATGAGCTGGATGAAAATCTACCCTATCGGCTATAGCACACCAGGGGCTCGCGAGCGCGTTGCCGAACTACTACAAGACCCTAAAATCTTGCTCATCGACACGAGAATTAGCCCCTGGTCTTGGGATGATCAATGGAAAGGTGAGGCACTCAAGGCTCGCTATGGCAAGAAATATCGCTATGCTGGCAAGTATTTGGGTAACCTCGGCTACAAGAGCGGGTACATCCGGATAGCGGATATTGAGACAGGCATAGACGGGATCATGATGTATCTGTATGAGGGATATGAGCTTATCTTGCTCTGTCAATGCAAAAAATTCGATAAGTGCCATGTAAGCAGCATTGTAGATGAGTTGCTGTGTAGGTATATAGTTGAGGTGGAACATTTTGGGGAAGATATCCAGTGGACGCAACTCTATAACAAGAAAGAGGAAGCCTAGGCAATTCTAGGCTTCCTCTTCTTTCTCCTCAAGCATACCACTTATCTAAATCTTCATACTCTTTCAGCACCTCTTGCACGCCTTGTTGTACTTCGCTGTCCATTTGAGATGCGAGCAATGTAACCAGATCACAGAGGATCTTATCTGCATTGCAATGACCTAATTCTTCGTCTGCATTCTTACAACTTTTCATCTGCTCTAGAAAGTATTGGATGTTCATAGTCCGTCTCCTTCCTGCTCTTGCGCTTTGAAATAGTTGCGCAGTGCCTCTATTTCCTTCTTGTCAAATCCTAGCCATGATGTGATGAGCTTGCCAGTGGTGATGCTGGCTCTCACGATAATCTGAATTGCAGTGCCTCCAGTTAATATTTGTGCAGTCCATGTACATGTCTGTTCATCGTCATACTCATCGAGAATACAAAACGTATTCTCTTGTATGGTAACACCTCTCTCATAAATGAACTTGTCTCTTGAAGCTTGTACAATTTTTGAGTAGGGCATGGTGTTATCTCTCCTTCTTGTGTAATTATTCCAGTTCACGACTATGCTACAATAATAGACGGTTTTGGACACGAGATGCTGCGGTCTTTTGTCGGAATGCTCATCTCGTGTCCTTGGCTAAGCCACACTTTCACCTTTCTCAGGTGCCGTCCAAGGCTTCTCAAAAACTCTCCTAACCTGCTCAACTTCTTGAGCTGACAAGTAAGTCTTTCTATCTCCTTGGAACTTATGTCCCTTGACTCCAATAATATTCATCCTGCTATATACAGTTACTCGATTACGTCCAAGCATCTTTGTAACCTCGTCTATCGTGTAGTACTCTTTCTCCATATCTCCTCCTTTCACGATCTGTTTAAGAAATGTTCACTTTCCTTAGCTTTAAGATACCATCAAAGTAACGAATTGTCAACCAATTATACAGCAATTGAAATATTCATGATAGAAACTGTTGACAAAGTGTACAGTTTGGGTTATACTGTGTACATAAGAGATTGAGGAAACGAAGGAGCAAGGACATGAAAGCAGCCAAAGAAGTTAAAATCATCGCAAGGTACACAAACAAAAAGACCGGAGTCGTAAGTTATCTAGTACGCTCCAATGATGGAGAAAGCACGTATTGTACTACTATCATCGATGGTGTAGCTTCTGGATGCTCATGTCCAAGTCGCAAAGGATGCTACCATAAAACTCAGCTCGTCAAGAGAGAGCAAGAGCGCAAAGAGATTGCTCAGCAGTTCGCAGCCAAGAATGCGCCTAGCTGGCTGGTAAACTTGGTAACAAGCGGTCAAGTAGCAACTCCTAGGGTTGTCAGCAAGCCTGCTCAACAAGTCAGCTCTCCTAAAATAGTGGACATCTCGACAAAAGGAGCTCTTACGAAGAGTAAAGGCTTTTCGGTATTGAGAACAGCATAGTTAAGAAAGGATATTCTAATGGCACAAGATAAATTAGCACGCTACAACGAATTAGCAGCTATGGATACTGACAATCAGACAGATGAGGAGATTACCGAGCAAGTCAGTCTCTACTACGAACTCTTCCATGCTGAGCAAGATATACAAGACCTCGACAATGCTGTCAATCCGCTAGAACTGCATGATGATGAGTACGAGGCTTGGATAGAGAAGGTAGCTCACGAGATGGTCGAGAACGGACCAGTGGTCGTGAGCGAGTGGTGGGAAGGTGAAATGCAAGCCTTGGAAGCGACGCTCACTGATGAGGATAAGGCAGCATATGCAAGATATCTCAAAAGCAGCATTGACCCACGAGAGATTGAAGACGAAAAGTTCTACACCTTTGAGATCAAGGGCAAGGAAACAAAGGAGCTCATAGCTGTCGTGATCTATAACTGCACATCTGAGCAAAAGGCATATGGTCGAGCTGAGAAAGACGCTGCAGGTGATGCCTACGAACTGGTAGAGGTACAACCTGCTATCTAGGCAGGTGTAAGGGAGAGACCAGGGTGGAAGCTGGCTCTCCTGAGCAGAAAAGTTAGATCGGTATTGCAGCACAATTTTTAGAAAGAGGTAATTATCATGGCACTTCAAATCAAGAAAGCTGTAAAGTACGGCGCAAAAATGAGACTAGCTCTTTACGGGCCTGCGGGCAGTGGAAAAACCTACACCTCGCTATCCATTGCTCGTGAGATAGCTGGTGATAAGCGTGTTCTGGTTATCGACACGGAGCGCGGCTCGGCTAGCAAGTACGCTGACACCTTTGACTTCGATGTCATAGAGTTACCAAATTTCCACCCACATACATACATCGAAGCTATCAAGATGGCAGTAGCAGCCAAGGAATACAGCGTGCTTATCATCGACTCTGCTACTCATGAATGGGATGGGACGAAAGGCGCTCTTGAGCTAGCTGGAGAAAAGTTCCAAAATTGGGCTAAAGTTACCCCGATGCATAATGCATTTATTGATGCAATGCTCGATGCTGATATCCACCTGATCTGTACCATGCGCGCAAAAGAAGAGCATGTGATGGAGAACGTTGTGGGAAAGGAAAAGCCTCAAGTTCGCTCAATAGGCATTGAGCCCATTCAACGCAAATACATGCAGTATGAGTTCGATGTGGTTGGATCGTTGGATGTAGATAATAATCTCAGTGTGGTAAAGACCAGGTGCTCAGAGTTGCACGGGTCAAACTTTTACCGGGCTGGCAAACAAATTGCTGATACTATGCTGAGATGGCTTGACGGTATTCCTGCTCCGCAGCCACAGATTAAGCATGCGGGAGCATTGGAGACTACCCCTATATCAGCGGGATCCACTAATGACGGTCCTGCTACAGAGCAGCAAATGCAAACCATTGCGCGGCTTCAGAGCCAACTAGGACTAGAGCCTGCACCACTAGACGGGCTATCCTTTGCTGATTGCGCTCAGCTCATCAAGGATTACAGCCATCAGATAAACGCGAGAAGGAAAAGTGCATAACAGCAGTACGGGCCTTGCGAGAGTGAGGCCCTAGGAGGGATTTTCGATATGTCTAGACACCTTGTCCTGGCGGCCTGTCACATCTGTCATGTTCATGATAGACCGATCAATCTCTACATATGCAGGTATTGTAGCAAGCCCGTTTGTCGGAAGGACTCGGAGCCTGTAGTGGGTAGCCAATTGAAAACGAGAGTTTGTGCAGAGTGTGTCAAGAAAATTACAAAAGCGCAATAGTACCAGGCTGCTCAGGTAGCCTAGAAAGTGGGTTCGAGATGGAATGGCATGAAGTATTGGAGCTGATTGATGAGCTGATAGGCTTCTATGATGAGAAGATAGAAGATAGCCCTGAATGGCCTGTTGATCACCGAGATATCTATATAGCAGCCAAGGAAAAAGTTCTCAAAAAGAGAGAAGCCGTTGTCGCAAAATTGCAAGAGCAAGACAAGGCTTACGAGCTTATGATGTTTAGGATGGCTCGCAAGAAAAGGTAGAACAGATCATCCAACTCTGCTACAATATCAGCTCGGAATAACGAGAGGAGGTGCTATCATGCGGAGCCCCTAAGAAGGGCACGCAGCCAGCTTGCACAGAGCTGGCTTTTTGTTATCTCTACCGAACATATAGCCTCGAATCGCAATCCTTATTATCACAAATGGCCACCTAAAGTACATATGGCTTTTTGTTGGTGGCAACATGAGCATTTTCTCATACTTTGGCTGTGGTAAGATGAGAGAAAATTCATACATCGAAAGGACGAAACATGCCACACTCATATGGTTGCTTGCCGGATCAGCCAGACCAGCGAGACCACAAGTACTCCGCGTCCTGGGAGCACCTAAACAACCTTCCACAAAGCGTTGACTTGCGCTCAGGATTGCCACCAGTAGAAGACCAGCTCGAACTTGGGAGCTGCACGAGCTTTGCAGCAGGCGCGGCTATCAGGTACGCACGCAAGAAACAAGGGCTGGCGGACTTCGTGACCTCTCACTTGTTTCTGTACTTCTGCTCGCGATTAAGGACTCAGAAGTACCTTGACACTGGTGCGACGCTCAGGGATACCATCAAAGCGGCTGCGCGGATGGGAGATTGCCCTGAGGCGGATTGGCCTTACGATATCTCAAAATTTGCAAGCAAGCCACCCCAAGGCGCATACTTAAACGCCCTGCATGATCGAGCCATTAGCTACCAGAGAGTCACACGGTCCATCGCAGAGATGAAAGGCTGCTTAGCTTCTGGTTTACCGTTCCTGGCTGGTATAAGCGTCTACGAGTCATTTGAGAGCGATGAGGCGGCAAAGACAGGGATGATACCAATGCCTGGGAGAGATGAGCAGCTTCTAGGCGGACATGCGATTTTGATATGTGGATACCACGATGAAGATCAAAAGTGGCTTTTTCGCAATAGCTGGAGTTCTAGTTGGGCAGAAGAAGGATACGGGTTCCTGGATTACTCATATTTGCTCAATAAGGGGCTGGCGTCTGATTTTTGGGTTGTCAAAACTGTAGGCTAAGCAACTCACACGATACCATAGCAAGCACTGGTAGTTGCCAGTGCTTTTTTATTTGCTTAAAAATTGGTCTCTAAAAGACTTGACAACAAAATGATGTCATAGTATACTTCTCACATGACAACAAAATGATGTCAGTTGATTTAGAGGAGAAAAGAAATGGCAACCCTTCAGATTGTTGGACCTTATAGAGTCAAGAATATTGGAGCCAATGGGGATGTGTACAAGGTAGTTGAAATGATCGATCTTGAGAAGAATTCCTATTGTGAGCTAAACCCTGACAGGACTTATCTCAATCGTCAATCCGCATATGGCCGCTGTCGGAGGCTGAATAAGCGATGGCAAGATGATCATATGTTAGATGACAATTATGATGACATGGTTGCTTATTTTGGAAGTAAATAATAAGAGAGAAAGGCAAAGAAAAATGAAAATTCGATCTGATAGACGCAATCATATTATTCGAGGTGCAGATCTTCACGCAGTCGAAGCGATCGTGGGGCATGAGATAAGCAGTCAGTCTGCTAGAGCAGTGATGTGGCAGACCGAGAAACCTTATTCTGAAGAAGTCGTGAATAGCCTCAAGGAAAAGTTCTGGAGAAGCAAAATTGCACTGAACGTGCAATGTGACTATGAGTTTGAGGGAGACAGCTACCTCGATTTGGCTGTCTGGTAAAATTGCCATAAGCCTCTAGAACCTCCTAGAGGCTTTCCTCACACTCTCCAATACTTTCTCGTCTCTAGCGACGGCTCTTCACTACTCCTCACAAGTCCGGCGTGCTGTAGCTGCGAGATAGCCGTGTAGGCCTTATTGAGGCGTGCTTGCCCTTGTGGCACTGAATGGTGCGCATGGAGCAATGACTCGACCTCTGCAAGCGTGTAGCCCTCTCTCTGCGATAGCATCGTGAGCACAGTATCCGCCAGCTCATTCGACTTATTCAGCACAGCCACCACGTTCAGATCCAAGCCCTCAGTATTCCTCTCGAACTTGATATCCATCAGGCAAGACGGCGCTCCATGTGTCATGCACTCGCGCTCAGCTATCACGGCATGCTCTCCAAAGTGCGTAGCTGCTCCTTCGACCATGCCGCGCATCAGAGGACAGAGCAGCCGGTGATGGTCATATCTCAGTAAGAGCCTGCTATAGTCATCTGAGTAGGCACCAAATGGAAAGAGCGGCGTCTGGGCACGTGAGCCATTCATCTGCATGAGAAGATCTCGGGCGGATTTTGCCCTCTCCAGGAGATATGCGCAATGCTGATCTATCCATTTGTTGTTGAGGAAATATTGACCGTACTCGCGCAGTAGCACAGGTGCAAAGATACCCGTGGCCACAGACACGCCTCGAACACCCTGGATGAAGAGCTCATCATTGTAGATGCGCGATGCTACGACCCACTTCGCCTCTATTCCCTCTAGCTCCTCTATCTTCTGCCTGTAAATGTCCCTCACACTACTTCCATACTTCTCTTCAAGATATTTCTCCCACATCGCTAAAATCAAACCATGCATGCTATACCTCCTTGTACGTTTGTTCTAATGCATTACAGCATATTACACAAGAAATGCTGTTTTACCAACAAAGATTGGAATGCATCAATTATAGCACAGAAGAAAAGGGAGGGTATCCAAGTTGGATACCCTGTGAGTGCTTTGCCTCTGCTATAGTTATCGGAAACCAGACAAGGCCTATTGTGCTTCAAGACCTGTTTCCGCTTCGCTTGAGACAACTCCGCAAAGAAAAGAAACTCACACAACTACAGCTCTCTATAGCCGTTGGTGTGGTGGTGAACTCAGTCAAGCGATGGGAGAAAGGGAAGAGATTTCCAGATCCCACAGAGATACAGGCAATAGCACAGGCTTTAGGGGTGCCAATCAGAGAACTCTTCTTCTTTCCTGAGCACCCAGATATCTAACAACTCAGCTTCTCCGTATGGCTGAGCTTTTTTCGTGTCAAGAAATCTCTACCGCCACGTCTCAATTTTTACCAAATCTCTACAAAGGCCATAACCTCATTCTTTGACATGTTGTGCGACTATGAAAGACTAACTACTGTGCAATAGACTTATTTCTATCTAGACATGTTGCACAAGTATATATTTACACAAGTAGGCATATAGGAGGAGGCAGATTATGGCAACGAGGCCCTTTGATCTCGCGATTATCCTTGCCAAGCAGGGGGACAAGGAAGCGCTCGCAGAGATTTACACGACAATTAGGCCTCTTTTACTGAGCTATGTCCGCTCTTTGCTGTATTCTGATGACATATCAGAAGATATTGTTTCAGAAGTTCTCTACATTATGGTACGTGATATTCAAAAAATGCGTCTTTATAATGGGAAAGCGTTTTATGGGTGGCTCAAGACTATTGCCTACAACAAGGCAATGGATCATCTCCGGTCCAAAGTGCGCACAACGGACCCGCTAGACCGGAGCAATCCCAGATCTTGGGACGATCCGGCTCTTACTATAGAGACAGCAGAGCGAAACATAATTGTCCATGAGGCAGTTAAGAGCCTACCAGGCAAAACACGCAACGTTATCATCGGAAGTTTTGTAGATGGACTTCCGACGTGCACCTTAGCTCGCATGGCTGGCAAAAGCGAATCGGCTATCCGTCAAATCAAATCACGCGGGCTCAAAGTGCTGAGACACATCCTCTCGCCTCGCATGATTGCTGCTATTTTGTCCTGCGGATTACTAACGTCTGGCGGTTTCCTTTTCTTCTACGAGAGAAGCCTAGCGACTCCACAAGCGACACTTAGCCGTGTGATAGAAATTATCTTTCCTGGTGACAGCCACGGGACAACGCCACGACAGATGCCAATGGAAGCCCCTACACTTGCGCCGCGACCCACTGCCACACCGTCACCCAGTCCGTCGCCTACACCAACACCGTTGCCCAGTCCTACACCTGTAACAACCAGCACAAAATCAGGGAATAAGCAGCCAGTAAGCCAGCCTCCAACTCAATCGATAGTGCCCTTACCATCAGTTTGCGCGCAAGGGATATGCCCCCTGCGTTAGCTCTCTATTTGTTCAGAGTCGGCTTTTGTCGGCTCTTTTTTGATTCCTGCGATTTTTATGTCACACTTTTGCACTTTTCCCGTTCTTTAGAAAAGCAATTTTTCAGGAGGCTTATTGCACACATGAACATATGCAAATACGCACAGATTGATCACAGCATATCAATACGAGTTTACATGGCTTTACGGTTATCGTGATGAGTGATTTTTGCCTAGATCGGCCTCTCCGTATGACTGAGGTATATCGATAGGATAAAATGAGTATTTTTACTCTAAAGACAAAATAACCGCATCTGAGTATAATTGCTCATAGGCCACACCTACCTTTAGAGGTAGCATCGGATGCAAACGGAGGAAATTTTAATGAGAAGGAAACAGGAAGGAAATTTCCCTACACCTCGGGAAGAGGACATTCTTCATTTAGTAGCAAACTGCAATAGCTACGAGGATATCTATACTCAATTAGGGTTAAGTAAGAGGACTGTACAAAACCAAGTGTACAGATTTATGAAAAAGGTAGGACTACATAAAAAGGAACATCTCATCAAATACGCACAAGACAACGGTTACGGAAAAGGGGTGCCAGCATGACCACTATCCTCAGCTCAATCCTCACGCTTCTTGCATCATTGCCAAGAGGCGTCTACGAGCTCCTCTTTTTCTGCTATTGGATGGTTCCAGCTTGGCTACTAGCAGTGGCCTTATTTGGCGATTGGAGGTCCTCATAATATGACCATAACTCTCATCAGTGACACAGCTACCAAACTACTGCTGTGGGGGATTGTCATCCATCTATTTTGTGACTGGATTTTACAAAACGACTGGATGGCTCGCAATAAATCATCACTCTTGCACCCAGCCGCTTGGGTCCATTCAGGTATCCACTTCATTGGAATTTGGCTCATCTTTCCAACATGGGTGGCTATCCTCATCTTCATCACACATATCTTGATCGATACACGGGTCCCGCTCGTCTGGTGGCGCAAGTTCTACCGACAAACAACCGAGGGTCCTGTTGCGCTTCACGTCGCATTCTGGTCGGATCAAGTTTCGCACATCACTGTACTGGCCATAGCTGCATTATTGACAGGAGGTATGAAATGACCGCAATCTTCAGACTCATAGCAGCCATCCTCATCTCACTCTTCTATTTGCTTATTGTTATCTTGCTGCTCTTAGCCGTGCTGCCATTTATCGCGCTCAAAACATCTCTGCAATGCATGCAAGAATATCAGGCAATACGTGCAGCCATAGACGACGAAGAGGAGTACTGGCAAATATACGGATGGTGATGCATGAAAAGAGACGACATCGTGTGCATATGTGCATCAGTCATTATCATCGGCATTGCGCTTATATACGCATCAATGATACTAGCGGAAATGTGTAGGTAAAGATTATGGACAATATCAAGAGTTTAGAACTACAAAACGAGGTAGAACTTCACACACTCAGACATGCTATCCAGAAGCGCATGGACGCATTGAAAGAAGAATGCAAAGGATACAAGAGAGAGGACGTTATTGAGTATACAACTCTCTATAACATCATGACTCGCATAAATCCACAACTAGACACTGAAGAGGTACCATTCGCGAAGAAGAACGCTTGGATGCTCTAGCGAGAGGAAGGAAGATAAAGATGAATGGATTAATTAACGAACAACGCATCATAACAGCACAAAACCTCGCAAACGGCTATGACATGTTCATAGGCCGACTACTCAGTGATATGTACACCAATCCACATGACGGGCCATTCCTGCTCAATGAGCTCAACATAGCTATTGACAGGAAACAAGAGGCTGAACGACTTGCTGAGATAGAGAGGATACAAGGATGAGCATAGACGCAAAGATACGAGACGTAGAAGAAGTAGCAGAAGGCTACCTACTACATCTAGAGCCGCGATGGGAGCCCAATTACAAGAGTTGGTCTTGCTGTGGACAGAAGCAACTTACTATCATCAATCCGACGTGGAAGCCAGAACCAGGACTGGCAATCTGGGGCGGAGGCATAGTGCTCATTGAGACAAAACCCAAGGCGCGGGAATACCACCAGTTAGGCTACACGAGGCTATTTGAAACGAGAGAACAGGCGGACAAAGCGGCTCTATCCTACGGCCAATCCACAAAGAAGCAGGAGACACAAGCATGACAATCAATCCAAACAAAGAACAGCAACTCTGGTATAAAGGCAAGCTGCATATGGCGCATATTAGCGACCGTGTAGTAGCCAAAAACAAGGTTGAATATGGCACTACTGTCATTGACGGCAAATCTTACAAAGTGTACAAAAACCCACTCATCGATGCATGGGAATTTATGAGACCTGAACGCAAGAGTTACTGGTGTGATGAAGGCGATGATAGCATGTTGCGTTTTACGCCCAATCAAGGATATGCCGGAATATGAGCATCACAGGAGCAACAACCATGAACAACACGATGCTTAGATCGTGCTGAGCTTGTAGCGTATGCAAAGCAGTATATGACAGAGCAGGAGAAAGAGGCATAAGGAGCTAGATATATGAGCAAAGGCACCTCAATTAGCACCGATCCATTCAGGCCACTTGAGATTGAGTGGACCTATCACAAGTATCGTTTTGAGCGTCAAGCGGATGACAGCTTCAAACAAACACCACAGCATCACGTGACGCTCAAGTTACCTGCGCTCTCCAATCGTGAGGAGGTACGGCTCGTGAATATGGCACCTGGCACAGCACTCAATCTGCTTAAATGGCTGCAAGAAAACGAAGAGCTGATCACTCAACTAGCACAAGAGGAGACATAAGCTTGAACAATGACAGCTTTGACGAACAGCGCTTCATCCTCGAATGGCACCTCGAATTCTGCTCAGCATGCGGGTGCTTCGTGCAGATGGCTGCACATACAGAAGAGCGTTGTGAGCGTACACGAGGCATTATCGGCAATCTCATAGGTGAAGTGCAGAGAACAGAGGTTCCACAAGCGTTTTACAAGGCTTTTGAAGGTGAGCCACCATTTCAATGCGAGCAGCAATATGATTAGAGATGTGAAAGGAGAGAGTAAATGGTAGAACAGCAAAAAGAGACAGTATCACGAGAAGAGTTCGAAGCGCTGAAAAAGAGAGTAGCAGGACTTGAAGAGATTGTGGAAGTTCTAGAGCAGTCTGAGCTATCTATGGCGCAAATTATACGTGAGATGGTTAAGTTTTTTAAAGGCGATAAAGTAGAAAGAAAGAGTAAGTAGAATGAAATACCGAATAAATGACATTGTTGTAGGAGAGAGAAAACGAGAGTCTAGCGACGTTGCAGCATTGGCTGAAAGCATTAAAGAAATCGGGTTAATCAATCCAATCACCATTAGACCGGATGGCACTCTTAATACTGGGCTGAATCGACTAGAAGCATGCAGGTCTTTAGGTTGGGATGAGATTGAAGTCAACATCACACAGCTTGAAGACTTGGATGCTGAGCTAGCAGAGATTGACGAGAACCTTATCCGTAACGAGCTGCACTGGGCAGATAGAGACAAGCAACTCAAGAGACGCAAAGAAATTTATGAGACAAAGCACCCTGAGACAAAACGAGGCAATAACATAGAAAAGACTCTTTTAAGATCAAAAGAGGAAGTGAATCCGAATAATTCGGATTCACTTCCCGGATTCTCTCAAGACACTGCAAATAAATCTGGACTATCTAGGGACACTATAGAACAGGGCATCAAACGAGCTACCGCTTTTACAGATGATCAGATGAAAACCTTGAAGCAAGCAGAAGTCACCCAGACAGAAGCAACAAAGATAGCGCGGTTGCCTCAACCGGAAAGAGAGGAAGTCGTCAAGCAGGTATCCAAGGGTGTCCCCACTGCTCTGCTAACCAGCGAGACCAACGAATGGTATACCCCCCCTGAGTATGTAGCGATGGCCCGTAAATTGATGAAAGGCATAGACCTAGATCCGGCTAGCAACGCCTACGCAAACGAGAGAGTAGTACAGGCTAAAGACTTTTACGATATCCAGGCAAATGGATTAGACAAAGAGTGGCGCGGCCGTGTCTGGTTAAATCCCCCTTACGGACGTGATGAGGGCGGGAGCAATCAAGAGGCATGGTCACGTCGGCTTATTGAACAATATGAGGCGGGTATCACTAAAGAGGCTATCTTGCTCGTCAATGCCAACACTGAGGCAAAATGGTTTCAGCCGCTCTATAACTACCTCATCTGCTTTACTAACCACAGAATACGCTTCTATAACACTGAGGGCACCTCTAGCCAGCCTACACAAGGGAATGCATTCATCTATTTTGGACACCAGAAAGACCGTTTTACTGAGCTTTTCAGCACCTTTGGCGTCGTTATACGGAGGATTGATAATGGTTGCTAATCTTGCAGACGACTTTAATGCTGCTCTTGACTACTCTCGCAGGATGCGTGATACCTTCCTGGTCCATTTTTACAAACGATACTCTTTTGATGGTAGATATGTCTTTGTTGACAAGAGCGCATGTTCCACACTATTGCAAAAGGAATTAGCCGTCGACACGGTTGCTCAGTGGTCAAACAGAGGCTCTATCTGTATTGAAGAGAAGATAGAGCAGTGGCCTGGGCACCAACGGTGGAACTTTGCTCTTGAGACTGAGAGCTGTACAACCCCTGGTAGAGAGCGTAAAGGATGGATGCACTATGCCAAGGCTGATTATCTACTTTATGCATTTGCCTTTGATGGCGACATAGGGCTAAATGCTTACCTCATCGACTTCCCCAAACTACGGGAATGGTTTTGGAACCTACCAACACGCTACGAATCATACGTAATGCCTACGCTCAATCGCACCCGATTTGAGAAAGTCCCTATCCAAGATGTCGCAAAAGCTGTACCGACATGGCACTACATCATCAATAGTGAAGGATGCAAGTTCATCAAGAAGAGGGCCACAGCATGAACACTACACGCATGAACAAGCTTATGAATTATACGGGCATAACGCTCTCGAATAGATGTTATAGGGGAGTTACACAAGAAATGAGGCAAAGAGAAAGGGACGAGTATGCCCCGTCCCTACGATGCAACGATTATGTCCTGGGGGGACTCTTCTTCAAGCAGCTCTTCGGACGTCGGCGCACGATAATCAGTCTCGGCAAAGATCCTTGCCGACTCCTCTGGAGTACATCTCAATGCCCGGCAAATTCTCAGCAAACTATCACGCGATGGATTCGATCCGCCATGCATAATTCGGTAGATTTGGCTGTAATTCAGCCGAGCATCAACTGCCAGATGTCCCAATCCGCAACCTTTTTGAACACGAATAGTATCAATCCGCATTCCAAGAAGACTCAATTGACTTGTTTTTCTCGGCATTTATTCCTTCCCCCGTTATGTCTTGACATGCAATATTGCATGGTGTACAATATCAATATTGCGCTATATGCAATATATGGTACTTGCAAAGCGCTAAAAAGTCAAGTGGCCATTGGGCACAATTCTTAATAAAAACTGCAATATTTTTAGTTGAGAGGCGACACATGGAAGATGTCATCGTAACTCGTCTCAGGGACCTGAAGCAGTTCCCTCAGTGGGTTTGCTATTCACACAAAAGCAAGGTCCCACTGGACCCTCACACAGGGAAGGGTGCTGATTGCAACAACCCCGATGATTGGGGGTCCTACGATCTAGCACGCGCAACCTGGGCTGGCAATAGAGGATGGTACGCAGGACTCGGGTTTGAGTTTGTCAAAGATCAAGAAATTACAGGGATTGATCTAGACAAGTGCGTAACAGACGGTATTATATCAGACTATGCAAAAGGTATCCTAGAACGCATTAACTCCTATTCAGAATTCTCTCCGAGTGGCACTGGCATCCATATTCTGGTAAAAGGCAACATTCCTTCTAATCTCGACTCTGATCCGACTGGAGTCACCAAGGTCGAGATGTACGATCATCAACGGTATTTTGCTGTTACAGGACGCCATGTCCCTGGAACTCCTGAAACCATTGAAGACCGTCAAGAGGAATTGACTGCTCTCCATGCTGAGATAGCTGCAATTCGAGCCGCTTCAAAAGCACCTAAGCAGAGGCCAAAGTACATAGAACTGCTTCCTAAGCCCGATAGTCCCTATGGCAGTCCTTACGGTATCAGCGCTCTACAAGCTGAGTGCGTCAATATGGCAATGGCTGTCAATGGCAGTCGCAACACTCAGCTCAATCGCTCAGCCTACGCACTTGGTCAACTTCTTACAGGTGGTGAGATACGAGATAGATCCTATATAGAGAGGGAGCTAGGCGCGGCTGCTCAGGGTGTAGGACTTGGAGACCGTGAAATTGAGCACACTATGAGGAGTGGCTTGGAAGATGGTATGCAAGAGCCTCGTTCAGCACCTCCTACTCTGAAGTCTACAACCTGGAAGGACTACGAACCTGAGATGGACACACCCACTGGTAGCAACGGACAGCAGGAACCTCCTAGCAACGATCCACCTCCAAAAGAAATCACAGCAGAAGACCTCTGCAAATTCACTGAGGATGATGCCGGCAATGGGGACGCTATGTATGCCTTGTATGGTAAAGACTTCCTCTTCTGCCCTTCTCGCGGATGGTTCCGGTATATAGATACCCACTGGGAGCTTGACGAGGACGGCGCTAGCGTAAAAAGGTATGCTGTAAAGACCTTGCGCAAGCGTAGACACGCTGCTGTGGAGCTAGGAGCTGAGGCAGTCGTTAAATGCACCAAGGGAGATGCTAATAAGGTAAGTGGCTGTATTGATCGGTTTAGAACTCTTGTCAATGTCAGCATCGATGAGTTCGACAGGCATCCTGATATCATCAACTGCAAGAATGGAGTAGTTAATCTGCGCAATGGCAGTATCGAACCACATAGCCGTAGCCAGCGATTTACCTACTGCATGCCAGTTGCTTATAGGCCAGAGACTGTTTGTCTGGAATGGCTTGACTACCTAGATGGGGTAGTTGGCGGCGGACGGGAAGTTATTGACTACCTCCAAATGGCCCTAGGCTATTCGATGACTGGTCACACCAGGGAAGAAGTCCTCTTCTACCTCTACGGACCTACAAGAAGCGGGAAAGGTACGATATCAGAAATTTTTATGTCTCTTATGCCCAGTCCTCTTTCAACTGAGGTCGATTTCAACTCATTCACAGCAAAAAGGGAAGGTGACGTAAACAACTTTGATCTAGCGCCACTTAAACCCAGTCGCTTGATTTTT